ATAGTAAGTTATTGTTCTTTAATTTCACACTAATATTTGGAATAATAAGTGAGAACAACTGTTGACCACTCCAATGTTCCCCATATTTAGGAGTAGGTAATTCACCTGTAAAGTTCTTATTCCGCATCATCAAGTTATAAAGTTCGCGTCTACTAATCTCTTGTTTAAATTTAGTAAGCATATAAGCACCGGCAAGTGTATCCTGAATAATCGTAATAATTGGACTTGATTTAGCAGGACTAATAATCTGTGTTGGAACAAGCGCAATCTGTTTGAGTTCTTCCGCTGTCATATATGATTGTGGTACATGCATATTCATCTCATCGCCGTCAAAATCAGCATTATACGGTGTTGTAACAGATACATTAAGTCTAAATGTATTGCCCTTGATAATCTTAATCTTATGTGCCATCATGCTCATTCTGTGAAGAGACGGTTGCCTATTGAATAGAACGATGTCATCGTCAAGTAGATGCCGGTTAATAATATCTCCATAATCAAGTTTGATACCGTTCAAATCAACGTGTTTGAGAGAGAATGTACATGGTGATTGTTCACCATAACAATTTGTTGTCATTTTAATAACTGTATTCGCACCCGGATATTTAGAATATCCGTTTCGCACTAGTTTATACATATTGTCAATGTTATATTTTGTCACGGTTTCCGGAAATGTCAAATTCATTGCGATTTTCATTGGAATACCCCATTGGTCAATTCTAATATTCGGGTCAACAGAAATAACTGTTCTTGCCGAATAATCAACCCGTTTACCCATAATATTTCCACGAAGTCTACCTTCTTTTGCCTTTAACCGTTGAAACAGTGCCTTTAATGGTCTACCAGAACGTTGAAGGTGTGACGGGATATTAGAAATTTGATTGTCAATATATGTCGATACATAATATTGAAGACTACTGATATACGAGTTAAGATATTTAAATTCTTGGTTTGAGTCTAGGATAGTTTTCAGTTTGTTATTCCACTTTACAATTTGGACTAATCCGAATGTTAGGTCATCCTCCGACCGTTGATTATTATCTTGTCTAACAGATGGTCTCATTGATGGTGGTGGAATTGGCAGAACAGAACAAATCATCCATTCCGGGCGACTATATTTGTGTGAAAACCCCAGTAATTCACAATCTTCTTCGGTGATTCTCTGGAAAATTTGACGACAAATAAAAGGTGTTAGATGTTGCTTTGCTTTCTTACTATCCTCGTGTGAATTATCTGCCGAAAAATCAGCCCAAATATTAATAATACTACTCATATTAGTGTCATATTTATCAGACATTGTCTTGATGTATTTACCTGGTTGCATTACGTCACAATTAAAACACTTCTTCTTTGTTGATAGACCATCTTTAATATGTCCAAATCGATGGCACTTATTCAGTTTCATAATGTTCTTTACTATTTGGATATCGGTCTTATTAACCAATAAACTTGAACATTTAAAGCATACACATGATAGCAACTTCAATATATTACTTAAATAATGAATGTGATAAACCGGTACTGCTAGTTCAATATGACCAAAATGCCCCGGACACATCTCAATCGTGTTATTACAAGTAGTACACAAGCGACTATAATCGGTTACACCCATTCGAGGGTCAAATAATCCATTAATCTTCGGTTCAGTCCCGTCGTAAATATCGGCGGACAGGACATTACATACTGAACCTTTCTTAATTAATTCCGGGTCAAAAATACCAAATTGAATAGAATCAACTTCTTCTGTATTGGTAGTGTTCATGAGTTCTTTATAAAATTTCGACATTTATTATAATCTTATATTTTATTATAACAAATAGTTTATATATTTTTAATTCAATTTTTTTAACAATTATAATTTTTTAATAATTCCAGTTACAACACTTTTCGACACGGTCTGTTTTGATAATATAGATATATTACACTTAGTATATTTAAATAATTCATTTGCAGTATTATATATATCATCAGCAGTGACTTTCTTTATTGCTGATGTGAATATCTCAGGGGTATAAGTCAATTTATTATTTTTAATAACACCTATTTTATGAAGCATATTTTCAGAATAGAAACTCGCCACGTTTTCACTATCTTCCAATGTTATTTCGAAATTACCTACTATATAATTTATAGAATTTTCTAGTTCTTTATTACTTATTTTATTTGTCATTAAATCTTTTAATTCAGTAACAACAATATTAAGACATTTAAGTATACTTTTGATATCACCAAATGTCCCCAATGATATAGTAAACACCCCAACTGAACTATAATTATCAGAGGAGCACCTAATATTATATACTAATCCTTCTTTTTCTCTCAATTTTATAAATAACCGAGATGACATATTACCACATAGTAGAGTGTCTATAACATCTAGAATATATCGATTCGAATTATTTATACTATATGCCGGAAACCCAATTGATATATATGCCTGTGACAAGTCCTTCTTTTTGCGGTGTTTATAGTTAAATGCTTTTTGTATGTTTAAGAATTTATTTTCTAGGGGTGTTACGAAAAGTTTATTAATACTCTGTTTTTTTATAGATGATCTACAGAAATACTTGGTTAATAATTGTTTCATTTTAATATTTGTTGGTGAATAATTACCGGCAATTGTTATAACAATATTACTTGGATTATAGGAATGGTTCATGTATTTTTTTATTTTTGCTTGAGTTATACTATTAATATCTTTATCATACCCCCCTATATCATATTCATATGGTGTATTTTTAAATATCTGACCATAATTTAATATTTCTATTTCTGTCATAGGGTCTGATCTATTTTTCTTGTTTTCACTTATAACAACTTTCTTTTCAACATTAATATCATCTTCTGTTATATTAGAATTAAATAACATATCCGATAGGACATCAAGTGCCTCCTCAATATGTTTATAATCAATTTTCACATGATAAGATGTTGTTTCATAATGAGTATACGCATTAAAGACAGCGCCGAATCTGTAAAGGTCGTCGCTTATTGCTTTTGAATCAGGTCGTGATTTAGTCCCTTTAAATAGCATATGTTCAATAAAATGTGAAATACCCCGTATGAGATTTGATTCGTCTTTTGACCCAACTCGGACAGAAAACATAATGGTAGTTGTTTTTGAACATTTATTTTGAATGAGTAAATAGCGGATATTATTTTTCAAAATACCACTATTTATGTTACTTGACATAATATATATTATATTTTATATAAGTTATTGTTTGAATTAATAAATATATTAATATATATTATAATGAATACTCCCACCAAAGCAAATGTACTCACGGTAAAAAATGGATTAATTAGATTGATACAAAACGATGATCAATATGCAAAATTCCTATCGATTTTTAAAGCACCAGGAGGACCAGGAGCACCAGGAGGACCAGGAGCACCAGGAGGACCACTACCAGTCGCACCACCAGCAACACCAATAACATGTGATAAGATTAGAATTCCTGTCGGTTTTGATGTACGTGAATATTTTGAGACCAATCGAAATATATGGATATTAACAGTTGTCACCGCAGAATATAGTAAAAATCCAATTAAGACTATGCGAAGGGGTAAATACATTCGGACTTTTATATTATATAATTTAACGGATGGTAAAATAATACCGTGTTTAATGCCAAAAGGCCCCGGTGAGACATGTAAGAATATTAAAACATTAAACCATATTGTGACAAGAGCCGATGCAAAAAAAAATGGTTTATTTGATAATATGAAAATTATAAATTTATGTAATAATTATTATAATATATTAGGTACAACAATATTAGAAGAAAAACGATCAGATAAGAATAAGAAGAATAAAGAGTCTATTAAAAAGAGAAAATCATATATTAAAGGGAAATCATTTTTAAATATACATTTATATGACTTAAATGACCGCATTAATGCAGATGTAATTCACAATATACAAGAGGAAGTAATAACTTTATTAAAAAATATTGAAAGTGATCCAGCTGGTTTATACCAAGATAAGATAAATAAAACAAGAGTCATAGGTAGTACTAACACGCAAAGTGTAAAATTATTGAAATTTACAAATAAATTAAAGATTTCAACAACGTGGTTTAACCCACGTGGAAATTTAAAAGAATTTAAAGGTGTTGTGGATGGCAATGTTAAAATTAATAGAAGTTCAACATGGAGTCATACAACTTCTATTATTAAGAAAATGGATATAATAAGTCAACTTAGATTTAATAATAACGACGTGTGGAAAACAGATTTTTCAAAAAATGAATAACTAAGTGAATACAAAATCGATGTTTTAATAATTATATTATATATATATATATATAATATATGACAGAATGGTATGACATAAATAGGATACAGACATTATCATCAATCAAAATAGATGAATTGTGTAAAGATGACCCAACACTTATACCATTCATGAAATCTATTAAGTGGGAATTAAAAAATGAAAATATAGAAAAAATACAAAATAAGTCATTTTATGAGGAAATAATGAAATCATCGGCAGTCGATTATGATATTGAAAAATTATTAAATAAACGAGATGATATTATGAGACGTAATCAGATTCAAAATGTAGCACATCGAAATATAAATGATTATTATATACTCGGACAAGAAAATCCATTGAAAACAAATAAACTACCTCTTGCCCCATACATTCCAATTTATGAAGAAACATTTACCGCTTTTAAAAATGCGAAACTAGTTGCGAAGATAGATGATGCGTGTAAACTGGAAGTAGAAGATATACAGTTTTCAGAATTAAAAAATAGAAAATTAAGAAGTAACAAGAACGATATTAATTTTGAAATTTTAAAAGCATCTGTTCGGTCAGGGTTATCATGGAAGTATTTAAATATACAAAAGCACGGAATCGGCGGAATAGAAGCAATTAGTAAATTGATTAGTTATATTATAAAAACCGGATTAAACTCCGTTACCGATAAAATCAATCTTAAATTTGGACAAACTCACGTTGTTGACTTGTTTAAACCATATGTAGCAACGGATGACACGTTTAATCACGAGAATGCCTACAAACACAAAGACTATCCATTTAAATGGACCACTGAGATAGGAACAATTAAAAGTTGTGATTCGTCTGAAAATAGAATATCACATATAAAATTATATGCTCAATTTTTATTTGATGTATTTAAAACTGCAATTGAATGTGTTAAAAATGTATCAAATCATTATATACAAAACATACACCGAGATACTTTATCAAGTAAAGAACTCGAACAGTTAGATAAGAATATCAATAGTTCCATAAAAAGTCTCGAGAATTTATTATATAATGTATTATTCAATTATATAGGTGTAATGCCTAAAAAAAAGAAATCGGCGTTTGGATTCACAGATAGAAGTGATTACGGGAGAATAAAAACAGAAGACATTAAAAGTACATATAATATAACTATGTATTCTTTTATATCAATATATGATACTGTGATTGAAGAAGCAATGCAAGAAATGTTATTTAAATATCAGGAGGATTTAAACGGTAAACCAATTGAAATGGGTGGTTTTTGCCAAGAAACATTTATTTTTCAATTATCGTTAAATATATATAATAAAACAGAAAATATCAAAAAAGGTAAAGCACCGGAATTAAAAGCACTAGACCAACTTATTGAATTACAAAAAACACGTATCTATATGCCTTCATTACATTCAGTATATAATAGCATGAAGGATCTTGCAAAAATAAAACGAGTAACGAATATATTTACTGAGAGACGATTAAATATAGCACGACAAGTAAGCAGATTTAATAAACATATGAAATATAATAAACGAGATTTAGAAATATTACGCTACAAGTATAATAGAATTAACTTAACTATTAAATTTATTAGACAGTTCGTTAAAGTAAAATATCCTAAATACGACACCGACATTGAAAAAATAGATGAAACTTCAGAAGCAACTGCAAAAAAAGAATATGGTTTTAGTATACACGATTTAATCGCATTAGATATAAATACAACCACGCAATTAAACAATAACAATAATCGACCACTTCCAAAAAGCAAAGCAAATGCATTATTGAATGATATGAATAAACTTGCACAAGAGATTGACCGTGATATAAATAATTCAACTAATAATAATTCAAGTAACAACACGAATAAAAATAATAAAAGTACTAATAACAACGATAGTAGTGATACGAAGAAAAAGAAAAAGAAGAAAAGCACTAATAATAATAGCAGTGATATGAAGAAAAAGAAGAAAAGTACTAATAATAGTAATAATAACAGTCCTAAAATATCACAAACTGTTCTCAAAAAATATAAAAGACTAGGTGCTATATACAAAAAGATAAAGGGTAAGACTATATATATACCATATATAGACCGTGGTTTATTAAGACCTGATAGATTTGGTCTTATTAATATATTTAATGTAGCACTTAATGGTCAGTTCAGTGATGGTGATGTCATACCAGGTAATAAAATAAAAGGACCCAAGGGAATCAAAGACCTTAGTTCTACCGGATATATATTAGTAGGGGGTAATCTAACAGACATGAAGTATAATGCGAAATGGAGAGCAATAAATTTTAAAATTATTAAAGCAATGATGGATATGGGTAGTTCAAGTTTACGTAAACGAGTAGACCGCTTATTATCAGATGAATATACTTATAATAAATATGTTAAATATAATTGGAGTGATTCATCACAGACAAAACAAAAAGTAAAGAAATACTGTGCTTATATAAAACGAAAAATGAAAAAGGATGGTAAAAAAGGAAAATGTGATATATTATTGCACACCGCAAGAGTATCAAAGTGGATTATGTAAAACGGTCTAATTTGTTTTAATTTATATCTTATTATAAATTATATGAATAATCCTAGTAAAAAACACCGAGGTGACAAGGACCATAAAAAATCACATAAACACAATAGAGAGAATAACGGGAACCAGCGTAATAACAAAAAACCAAAGGAAGACAATAAACCAAAGGACGGTAATAAACCAAAGGAACCCCATAAATCACCGACTGTATATTTGTCAACCGCAGAGTTAAAAAAGAATTTGAATGGATTTGATACTAAGTATTGCGATGGAACTTATTTAGTACAACGTATTCGGTCTAATATATTAAAAAAGGTAGATACACATAAGACTACTCCATCTCCTGATTCAATAAATAGAATTAGTACATATTTAAGAAAGCAAAAAGACAAATCACATGATGTTTTAAAACAGTTGAAAATCAATCATGCTGAACTCAAAGTTACAAATAAGAATCTCCGTGATCGAACCGCAATAAACTGGATCTTTAATAAAGTAATTGATTTCGAAGAGACCGTATCTTTAACAGCCGATACCGAACGTAATAATTTACTTCTATTAATTGCTGAAAATGTTATCTTAACCGCAACTGACCCCGTCACTAATAATTCAAACTCAAATATGAATTTTAACAGTAATTCTAACGCACCCCCCACCAAAGTACCCCCTTATATATTGTGTAAGGGTAACTGTGACAGTGAAATGGTTGATTTAAAGTCATATACTATCGGTGATATAATTGGTTTATTTGATGGATATGACACACATTTTAAAAAACAATTACAATATTGGGAGTATATGATGTGTATAGTTTTATTTTTAAAAGGGGGCGAATCAAGTCATAATGAAATATTAAATATATTTAAACCAGAAGGGAAGAAGAAATTCGAAAAGATGTTTACTTCACATCCATTTTATGAAAAAGTACATCAATTTGAATCACCAAAAAAAGAACACTCTAAAAAGGGGCAACCTAAAAAGGGGCAATCCGGTGGGGGTGACCCAAAGAAACATCCTGATAAGAAACACCCTGATAAGAAACATGATAAAAAACCGAATAAACCCACTGAACTAACAAGTAATACATTTAATACAATAATGAAAAATAATTTTAAATTAAATGATTATATCAAGAATGCTAAGTTTTACGAAAATAATATAATAAATACTAATAATAATAATACTAATACTAATACTAAGAAAAGTGTAGATCGTGATAAAATCACAACATACTTATATAAATCATTATATCCAAATGCCAAGCAATATAATAGAGGTGATTTATCAATTGAATATAGCGATAATAAAAAACAAACAACCATAAGTAAACATACATACGATAAACTTGTGACAACATATAAAGAGAATCTAACAATCAAATCATTCAGTTTTTTATATGGAAATACTGATATATACTCTGAATCAATGACACATAAATTACAAGTAGAAATAACCAAGTTTTTGATTGGGTATTATTCATTAATACAATTAACTTGCAATGAAGCAATGGTATCACTTGGTATATCGGTTGAAAAGAATGTCAATGCCAAAAATGTCAATGCTAATACCAATGTTAAAACCGTAAATACCAAAAACACAAGTGGCAATGCTAATGATAAAAATGGTAATAATAATTCTACTATAACACGCGAACAACGAGATGTAATAATATCAAAAGCACGTGAGCAATTTGTAAAAATTAGGGATAATTATAAAAAACTGGCACATGGCAATGTGAATAAAAAGAAAGCATTGAAGAACAAAATAATGACTATCATTCAAAAAATGGATGAATTACATATATTATAAAAGGAGGAACGGTTTGTGGATCCGTCATGACGTGAACCTTGAATGACTCTCGGAGTCTATAATGTGTCCACTTTCTTGAACTGCCCGCCGCCAGCAGCGGTTTTGGCACGTGCATCTGAGTATTGGCCAGTGCATTTGCCTTTGCCATTACCATTTTTGGGTTTGTTGCCAAAATTGAGTTTGACGGTCGTCTCGTCGGGGGGCGTTCCCGTGAGAGTCTTCATAATTTGCGCGAAGGTCGGCTCCGCCATCATCCTCTTCGTCTTATTCTTCGTCTTCGCATCCGGAATGGTATGATCGGGCGTACAGGAGGCAGGTAAGGCAGGAGAGGCGGGAGGGGCGGTAGCGGTCGTAGGGGCGGTAGCGGAGGTAGACATTGTATATAATAAGTTATATAAAATCATTCAAATTTTATTTTAATTATCGCAATTTATACCACTCGACGTTTATGCAACAGACCTTGATAGTTTAGTATTCATACAGAAATATCCACAATCCAGTTTATAATTATAATAATCATATTTACGACTTGCCAACGTTGGGTTTATTATAACATCTCCATTTGCGTCGACATTGGTTACATTTGTTCTACCTGGTTTATGCGACCACGTACCATTACTATCTTGTCTATAAAAATGATAATCAGTATCTTTTGACGTATCATTGTCAACTGCAAGAAATACTTTGTAATACCCTTTCTTACAACGTGTCCCGAACTTAGCTTTATAAAGAGATGGTATATCACTCCGTAATCGTTTATAAAATGAGGAACAGTTATATTCTTTATTACTTATATGGGGGTGCTTCGAAAAATACCCGGGTTGTGGTTTATTCATTCGATGAGATACGAGTTGATTTAGAGCATAAGAATAGCAATTATGAGTGCTTTTAATATTATTTTTGGTATTCCATCTGTCTGGTTCATAACGTGGTTCGTGACCAGACAGAGGTGATACAATGTTTTTGTCAAATTTATTTGCATTTGGGTTTTTGTTTGATATTAAATCTTGAGCGAGCATGATGAAATACGGTGATTTTATATTAGTGGCATTTCCTGCTTTTTGAACAGTATCCAACAACCTTGTTTTTTTAATAGACATATATACTATATAATATATTATATAATATATTATATAATATAAAGAGTTTATTATATAAACAAAAATTGATTTAATATTTATAAATATAATATGAATAATATGGAAACAACTACCTTAGATTCACTTAACTCTCATATTGACTCTAAGTTTGCCGAAATGACTTCTTTTTTTATAGAAAAGATAGATGGTGTTTATAATAGACTAGATAAATTGGACAAAAAAATAGAAACAATTGAAAAAACAATAACTAATAAACCAATGTTGAGCGATGACCTACGGTCTATTGTAAAAGAGAAACTTGATATTACTGCCAATAAGAAACAAATTGTTAAATTGTTGAATGCTAAAAATATAGAAGCAGATGTTAAGGTATTTGTCGAATACTATATGATTAAATACAATGATGGTGCAAATGTTAACCATTCATCTCCAATTAAGAGCATTAGTGCCAGAAAATTCCAGTATTGGAATAACGGAAAATGGGTTGATGATATGGATGGATATTATATTAAGAAAGTTCTAGTATATAATATTCATAAACTATATTTGAAAGCAAACACATTTGACATTGACCCTAATAACCCGGATTTATTTGAAGAAAACCAGAAATATATTGATGGAATGTTAAACGACAAATACGGACGATTGTTTATGAGAGAATTACGATCATATCTTAATATGATTATATAACCCGTTTAATAACCAGTTTAATAACCAGTTTAATAACCAGTTTTATTTACTATTATCATTTTACTATTATCATTTTACTATTATCCTTTTTATAATCTATTTTACATGTTGTTATTTTATACATAAGATTATATATGTATACAATATGAATACTCTAATTATATATGATTGGGATGATACATTGTTTCCAACTTCATATATTCATTCAAAACAAACAGTAAGTACCAGCGAACTGATAATTCTTGAAGAAAGGAATATCAAATTACTCGAAACATCACAACAGTTGGGTAAAGTAATTATTATAACAAATGCATCAACTATGTGGATATATAATTCAGCAGAACAATATATGCAAAATCTATATAAATATATAAAAAATAATAATATTACGATTGTATCCGCCCGAGAATATGCAACTGAACATCAAATAAATGACTTCTTAAAATGGAAAGATATAACATTTTATAATACAATAAAACAATTGTCTATGATATCACATATAAATAATATATTATCTGTTGGAGATGCTGTTTATGAACGGAACGCATTAATGAAGTATGGACATTTTATTAATAATAAAACTAATTATACAACATATATAAAAACAATTAAATATACTGATAATCCAACTCCTGTAAATTTGATAAATGAAACAACATCACTATTATTTAATATTGGTTATCATATTCAATTTAAGTTTGATTTACACATTAATATGTGAACGTCAACCAGGTTATTTATTATAGATAAAATTGAATTAATAATAACAACATAAATATAAAAAGATGACAATTAACACCGACAGTTCCGTTCAATATCACTTTGACGGGGAGTCGCTTTACAATGCGATTGAAATGAGAGACATTCACGTGATTTCTGATATCCTGGCCGAATGTCCCGACTTGGTTACGAAACCATATGATTTCACCGAATTTACAAGATATGACCTCGTGTGCGATTATTGCGAAAAATATCCACTATACCATGCATGGTCTGTTGCATATGATACGTATAGTGATTGCCCACTTGAAATTGTCAATATTCTTCTCCCATATTCGGATATTTTTGAAACGAACAACCAAGTACAAAATCTTCTACACGTTGCTGCATTTACAGGAGAATTCGAGATTGCTAAGTATGCCATTTTAAATGGCGTATGTGTCAATGATATCGACGTGAATGGTAACATACCGATCCAATATACGATTAACAATTACACAATATGTGATTTGATTTACAAAAATCGTGATTGATAACGATGTAATATATCATCGTCAGTCTATAACCTATTATAAATATCAGTGAATTTACGCGCGAGTATTTCATTTTTAATTTTATATTCATCCATTTTATACAATAGTTCTATTCGTTTTTCAATATTTGTTTTGACACATTCTATATATGATTTATTATCAATACTTATTTCATTCAATCTGTCTTCTAATTTACTATTATTCGATGTTAAATTCTCATTTTTAGTTCGTAACAATTTATTTTCACATGATATTGCCTTATTCATTTCATATAATTCGTCTATAATATTACTTTTATCAATACTATCACCTATCTCGGTTATATACTTGTTAAGGAGTTCACTATAATCCAATAATTTATAAGAATCCTTATTTGTTAACGAGTCTTTATTCACCCAAGACTCTTTAATTCGCAGATATTTATTGTATTGATGTCGCATTCTGACAATACTCTGTATTTTAATAACTATCCTATATTGCTCAAGTTTGTGTTTTATTATGTCATTGTGGTATATTTTCAATGCACTTATAATATATATACATCTCATTCGCCTAAATAATGCCTGTATTTTAACAATACTATATAATATTTGTTTATATAAACATTTTGATATATATCCTCGAATAATAGGTTGAATAACTTTTATACTTTTACATATTTTCATATATATAATACGACTATAGCGTCCTTTATAACTGGATTGAATAATAGTTGCAAATTTATGTAATTGTAATAATCGGTTCTGTTCAAGAATATTAAACGCTGTTGATTTTAAGAACAGTTTCGTTTTACCAAATTGAAAATCACCTGTATTAAATTGCGATTTCTTAACAGACTGTTTCATAAACACCGTTTTTTTAGATTCAATTGGATTAAATATATCAAATAGACTATCTGTTTCAATATTCGGTTTCAATAAGCGATCATTATCATACTTATTAAATAAATATAATTCATTGAATTCGGCATATGTATATTTTACGGGATAACAATTTCGAGATACTTTAATAGTTTCTAAAATACCATTATTATTTAATTGTTCGAGTATCCGGATTCTATTAAATATATTACTCTTATTAATATTATTCGGTTTAAAACATCTAACATAATGAACATTCGTTTTATCAATCACATCCATTAATCCCCGCATATGTTGCTTGAACTGATATGAAACACTTTTAGACCCAATCGTGCTATTTTGCTGGGTATTCACAGATTCAGGAGTTGATTGAAATAAGGTAAATTTATTTATAATATCCATTACTTCACCATTAACAACATCTTTATTCTTACTACAAAAATGCTCAGTATTATATCTTATCTTTCCGGCATAATGATTGATATAAAATGCATTATTCTTTAAATTATCATATGTGTAATATGGACTATCAATGAAAATCGCGTCATTATTCATTCTATTCAAATATGATTCACTTGTACCACCTACTTTACATTGGTCGTCTAATATATCTAATATTCCGGGTCTTCCTATAATCAAATCAATGCATTTCTGGTTATCCATGTATTCAACATAATCCCATTTAATTCCCTCGTTCATATATTCGTGCTGTGAATATTGTAATGTATATTTATTAAATTGTGACTGAAGTGATTCATTAACATAGTTAATACACAGTTGTTCAAAACTGTTTGTTTCAAGTGATTCGAATCCAAATATATCCAATATACCAATGTATTTATTACCAACTATATTGATTTTATTATTAACAGTACCAACAATATATTCAAACAATGTCTCATATAACTTCATACATAATGAATTCCTTACTTGATAGAAGTCAGTCTCTGTTAAATCAATAGTTATATCGTCGCCACCTGTTAATAGACGGCGTTGATATAATTTGGAGTATATATATGTTGATTCTATATTGGTCGGATGAGTATTAATACCATCTACGTGTATATTATTATTTATTAGATCGGCAAGTATATCAAGGATTTTCAGATTAAATTTGAAAGTACATCTACTCAGATTAAGTATAAATGATAATATAATATATATCTGTTTCTTCTTATCACCTATTATACCAATATCACCGAGTAATGTTATTAGTTTATTGAAATTTAGGACATCAGATTTAGACTGGATTGAATTAACGTCGTCGTTTTCGATACATGGATACTTTTCAATATCAGTAATATAGAATTCTGCACGTTCATTATTATTAAGACCCTCTATAAATTCATAAAATATATGAAAATTTCGTTCTTCTTTGTATTGGGACAACACCCTGACTTTTTCTAGTAAAAATGTTTCGACATTACATCCTATAATTTCATCGAGATTATTAAACATAATCTTAATATATTTACCGAATCTACTCGAATTATTATTATTAATTGTTTTAGCATTACCAAATGATTCTAATATTGGATTTGAATTAACAATGTTATCCAACAAGTCATCGTTAAACACGGTCGATACGTCAAATGACGTGTGAAATTCTTGTTGTGCTGTTGTTAACGGACCTATATTAATATATTCGTCTAGACTGATGGTCGACGAACTGTTTGTTGAACTATAACTTATAATAGATATATCCGACGATAGTTTAGATGATACTGTTTCACTTTTTGGTAATATAATATCACTCAAATCAATACTGTGTCTACGATGTAAAGAATTTACTAGATAAATAAGATATTCAATTATAATTTTGGTAGATTGGGTTTTACCCGCTCCACTTTGCCCACTAATGAGAATTGATTGATTCTTCCCATTTACGGTCATATATTTATACGCAGTGTTTACTATATTATATATATGAGAGTCTGAATTACCAGTGGAATCAACAGCAGTCGCATATTTTGATTTGTATTCATTCGAATACAATTTGGTGTATTTAAATGGATTGACTGATAATAGTATATTACCACAGTTTGTATATATATCGTCATTGTTGTATCTTTTATGGATTGCTTCTAAAATATAAGGTTCATTTAACATGGTTAGATTAATTAAGTCGTTTAGTTGTGTGTAATCAACGTCGGTATAAGGAATTGAATCCCCATCAACGACGATATCATAAAGAGTTGAAATAGATTTGGATAATATGTTAGTTGTTTGAATTATCCAATCTCCGTCAATTTTCTTCCATAACTTTTTAGTTTCCATATATGTTTATTAATATAGTATATATTTAAATGTGATTTGGATGTTCATTAATATCACTTTACATACCAGATAATAGTGGTCTATCATTCATATTTACTGTATTTTAAAACAGACATCCCTTTTCTAGTAACAAACCCAGCCTTAACAAGGCGGTTATTCTTTTTAGCAAGTGCCGATGCCTTCTTGCTTACAATTTTACCACTACTGTTGTATTTGAGTTGATTTTTCGTTAATCCACCGCTTGTTTTCGTTGCTGTTCCATGCATAACTTGCGCCCTTGATCCAACAGTTTTTTGTTCAACCATTATAATATATAATATATATAATGTCATTATCTGCTAGTAAAATAACAGAAGACCATTTAATAAAGAAATTATCAGATAAGAAGTATAAGTTAAAAGAAATATAATATAATAAATTACAAAATATACTTTGGAATTTAGGGTTTGGAGAAGGACATGAGGTTTTCAGTTTTATTAGATAAAAAGTTAGACTTAACAAATCCAATACATTGCGGGACAATGATTGGGTTTTTAATGCAATCTAAATATAATCAAAAAAATATCTGAACAAATTACTAACATATCAGCAAATTTAGCAAGATATATTATAAAAACATTACCGAAGATTAAATAATTCCAAACAATACTCTTAACTATATACTTAATATGACATAGTGTGATTCACCATCATACAATATCACCTTTTGTATAATAGGCAAAAATAAATATTATGAAATAAACAGCAAATACAAGGTCTAGTCTAGATAAATATGCAATTAATAGTGCAACAACTGCTTTTTGAGATGATTCTTTTAACAATTGGTCTTGTGAATGCCAACAATAAATCGTAAATGCTATAACAAGAACCAATGAAAATACAAACCATCCATCTTTAAGGTCATGAATTAACATTCTTAATTTTTTATGCTTATACAATATTAACATAACGCATATAGACCACGCAATGATGGCAATAATTAATTGTTGTAATTCTTTTGTTTCACTATTCATATATATATAACAAGAGATTAAATATAACAAGAGATTAAATATAACAAGAGATTAAATATAACAAGAGATTAAATATAACAAGAGATTAAATATAACAAGAGATTAAATATAACAAGAAATACGTTTATATGCGAACTATCCTTCAACCGCTCTAGCAAATATATCAACTGTTATACTTGTTAATAAACACGCCATCAAACCACATCCAATCATAACAATATTTATAACAATTTTTTCAGCACCTAAATATGTCTCTTTAATTGTCCATAAATACAGTGTATATTTCCACATAAATCCGCAGAAAATAATAAATAGCACTTTACTTGATAACATAATTATATAACTATGATTTGATGTTTATATAATTTTATAATATTATCATTATGAAAACCACCCAGTTATAGCAAAGCGGTTTTTGTTTTTAATATTAACATGTGAAACGAAATGTGGTATTCCAATATCAGGGGGTATATAAAATAGTGTTAACGTATTGAAATGCGGAACAATTGTTTTAATAACATTTGCTCTGACATCATCTAGTATGTGAAGTAGTCCACCATATTCTGGTTTCCAGTTCTTCGATAAATTCAATATAAATGCCACTCTTCCATTATTACGATCGCTATGAACAGATAAGAAATTGCCGTGTGAATATTTACTAATAAATATGTCATGTGCCGTTGTTATATTCATATCGGTAATTTCTCTAATTTGTTCGATAATTTGTGGGGTTTTGAATAGATATTTCGTATAACATTCAATACAACTACATTTAAATGGATGATTGTTGAGCGTCCGTTCAAACGAAAATGAGAAATTGTCATCGTTAAATGCTCGGGTTGCCTTTTTTACATTTTTTTGAATTTGATCACGGGTTGATGACTTGAATTGTACATCTGCCTTTACATTATCAAAACAAGTTGTAGAGTTCCAAGTTGTTGTTGGTTTTTTATAATTAAGAAAATTATAAATTGCTTCTGCTTGTTTAGTATCAAAAAAATCATTTATAATAACGATTTTATTGGATTTGAATTGTTCAGTGTGATTCATTTATATAAAAAATATAATAAATATGGAGTTTATATTTGTTCAGTGTGATTCATTTACATCCCTACACACCCCAAAACCTAAAAAGACCCAATCAGGGATCCATTCACATGTTCCTAATCCATTACAGTCGGTCTCATTTTGAATATTACCGCAGATTGGTGTTTTTGTATAAGTAATAGACAAATTATTTCCTACTAGAACTATTCCGGATACGATTAAAGTCATTATATAATATATAATATATAATAAATTAATATAATAAATTAATATAATAAATTAATATAAACAATAGTCTATATAAACAATATATGTTTTGCAATGTAAAGAATTGTAGATTTAATGAATCTCACACCACTTCTGGTCATAAATGTGGTTCATGTGACAAATACGGTCACGGTAGAAGTGAATGTGGGAAGAATCAATTAATATGTGGATTATCAAGATATAATAATGATCGGTTACCACCACGCTTACAGTGTACCTTTGAAAATTGTAAGTGGCGGTGGACTCATACATCACGGGGACACCATTGTCATAAATGTTCTCTTAATCATACTTCAACTGAATGTATATTACAAGATTGTCATGATGCCGAACAACGATATATGATTCCATTGGAAAAATATATTAATTTATTGAATAATTATAGTATAATTCGACCGAACTGTTATACAACGGTATATATGGGGATGGGGTGTATGTTATATGTAAGAAAAAAGAACAATAATATTGAAACACTATATATGCACAGTGATAATTGGGGGCAGTATGGACCAGACCATTCGAATATATACACTGAGTTTATAATGAATTCAGTTGAAGTAAAAGAAGACGAAATACCACCTACTTATCAATGTCCATATTGTCGGTCTGAAAACAGTGTTGACAAGGCAATGAAATTGAAAGGTAATGAACAAATATGTTGTGTATGTCTTGAAAATAATATTGAGATATATTCACCAGAATGTGAACATTCTGTTCTATGTGAGGAATGTTTCACAAAATTGAGTTAGGATGTTATTATATGACACCACGCAATATATATAATACCGAGTGATATTAATATATATACATCTGGACACATATTTTGCTATACTAATAATATATGTATATTAGTTTTATATTAATTAAAATAATATTGGACTATATCATAAATGATAACTCATAATATAGAATTGTTAAAACCATATCTTAAAAAATGCTACTCACCTTATTCTAACTTCAACGTAGCGTGTATGCTTGTTTTTCCTAGTAACAAATATTATTATGGCGTAAACGTAGAGAATTGTTCTTATTCACTGACTACATGTGCTGAGAAGAATTGTATAACTAGTGCTATAACAGACGGTATTGATGTAAAAGAAGCATTGTATATGATTATTATAACCGATACTGCTCAAACAATAATACCATGCGGGGCGTGTAGACAGATATTAAGCGAATTCTTTGACGATCCGTTTATAGTACATACAAGTGGTCAAAATGGATTGATTCAATCACATACATTAGGTGAATTATTACCTAATTGTTTTATTAAATAATTGTTTTTAGAATTGTTTTTAGAATTCTAAAACAAATACATATTTGACGTAGTAAATCAAATAAGTAATTAAAGAAAGAAAAAGATGTCGACGCGAATCGTCAACAAAGTGGTAGTGACGGGATTCGAACCCGCGAAGCATTACGCAATGGATCTTAAGTCCATCCCCTTTGACCGCTCGGGAACACTACCAGTATAAGTAATTAAAGAAAGAAAAAGATGTCGACGCGAATCGTCAACAAAGTGGTAGTGACGGGATTCGAACCCGCGAAGCATTACACAATGGATCTTAAGTCCATCCCCTTTGACCGCTCGGGAACACTACCAGTGTGATGTATCGGTCCCAGTAGGATTCGAACCTACGACCTATTGGTTAACAGCCAATCGCTCTGCCGCTGAGCTATGGGACCATACACATATATATATATGTATATACATCTTTAAGTATATTTTACCCGGACGTATATATGGTTGGGTTGACGTATATATTATACATAGAAAAAAATTGAAAAAATAAAATAAATTACTACAAAGTCAAGTACTATCCCTCTAAGAATCATGTCTGCTTCTATCGAATCCACTATTCCCACGTTTGACCTCTCTGAGGAAATCAAACGTGTATATGCGAAAGACCTCCGGGTACTCGCCGACGATAAAGGAATCGTTGCAGTACTTATTGCCAAAATTATGGATGACGAAAGTCTTCAAACTTTGGCAGAGGAATGGATCACTGAAAACCCAACTAAATTGAAGAAGATTGCTACTGAAAAGAAAGCGTCGTCTACTGAAAAGAACACGTCGTCTACTGAAAAGAAAGCGTCGTCTACTGAAAAGAAAGCGTCGTCTACTGAAAAGAAGAAGAAGCTCACTGGAAAGATGATCAAGGATCTAAGTGTCAGCGATTTTTCAACTATGAAAGATTCGTTGAACCTCGATGCTACGTCAAAGACGGCACTAAGCAATTCAATGAAAGACATGGACGACCCCACCAAGATTGAAATCCTTGATTGGATTAATTCATTGAACTTCCAAGAAGCAATTGAACCCAACCTGATCAATGAAGTCCAACAGGACGCCCCAACGGAAGTCCAACAGGACGCCCCAACGGAAGTCCAACATGGCGCCCCCGAGGAAGTCCAACAGGACGCCCCCGAGGAAGTCCAACAGGACGCCCCAACGGAAGTCCAACTTCCGAAACAACTGGTTGAAGAAACGAAGGTAGATGACGAGTCTGAAGACGAGTCTAACGACGAGTCTAACGACGAGTCTAACGACGAGTCAGTGTCCGACACTGACATCTCGGTGACTTTTAACAAAAAACAACCGACCGATGCAAACGAAGAACAACCTGTAACCGGCGACGCATTTACTCACAACGAAAAGATTTATCATTTCGACAAGACCGGTAAAACCGTGTATGTGAAGAACGAAGTTTTCGGATATGCGGTGAAGGTTCGTTCGAAGTCATCAAAACTCCCCATTTCTGGGTATATCGTGAGCAATGAACCCGAAGGCGATGTAGAGACAATCGAATGTATTCTATCCGGTCTTACTGTCACCAAAGTTGACGGTACGTGGGTAATCCCAAAGAAATCAAGTAAGAAACAATAAATAATATATTATTATATATTAATTAACAATGGTATGTGAATTTATTAATTCGTGTCCAATTATAACAATTAATTTAGTAAAACGAACATCTACATTTAAATATGCATTTGTAGGAAACATACAAGATAAAACAATTTATAATAAAATAGAGAAAAAAACAAACTTATCTTCGACGGAAATTGCATTTTTAAATACATTATATGGTAAATCAGTATACACGAATTGGTTAACCGGTAATATAAAATTCATATATGATAAGATATACCTAAATGACACTGTACATATATTAAGATATAAGATATGTCATTATATAGGTACATATTCTTATAAAATAACACCAAATAATCAACATCTATGGTATAAAAGAAATGATGGTGTTTATAAACAATTTGGTATAGTATATAAGAAACAACATCTTTTCAAAGACCAACTTAAAGCAGGTAAACCAAAATTGGATAAATTTTTTTATACTAATGTCAACGGAGTTGTTAAAAAGAAAAACATCGATGTTTTTAATAATCTTAATTATATACTAAAAGATACATTATATGATATTGAACCATTATACAATATATATGTTGCGAATTTAATAGATGAGTTCGAATATTTAAATAGTAAAAGTATTAAAATAAATAATAAAATTCTTTTTGGTTATATATCAAAATATTGGATAAATTATAAGACAAGTAACATTAATAAAGATGAACAAACACATATAGATTCATATGTATCGAATCAATTTAAACTAGATAATTTATTACAGACAGATCAAAATATTATATCAACTCCATATTTATTAAATTGTATATTTAATATTAGGCAATTGGATGTTATATTTGATATGTATAAAGTCTTAAATGTATTACGACAGAATTTGTCATATAGTATGCCATTTATAAAATATAAATATATCGACTGGGCAACTCACAAATTTTTTATTTATAAAAAATTACCAAATAAAATCAATAAAACTATATTATTAGAGTGGGTTAGGTCGAGTGAATCGGATATATATAATGCGAATAATATATTACTTAAAATATATTCACATACATACGGTGGTTTAAATTATTATTATAACTGTATTATTAAACAAAATGGAACAATTAATATTATATTGAATTTCACAGAAGAGATGAAAATCCCACTTGAAAAACTACATGATATATTTAAATTTGTCAGTGATTTATTAACACAAATTAGAGATAAACTATCATATGACATTGAAATACCATATTTTAATATAAAAAAACATAGTAATAATATTCATGTTGGTGGTAGTAATAATAATCGTAATAGTAATAGTAATAATAATCGTAATAGTAATAGTAATAATAATCGTAATAGTAATAGTAATAATTATAGTAATAGTAATAATAATCGTAATAGTATTATAAATACAAATAACACTGCCTCTAATTCGAATAAGATTGAGACATGTTATTTAGATATATCCCATAATGTTTCAATCTTATATTTCAATCTATATCTCTATTATCATAATAAAGACCAAATTATATTAACAGATTTATACGACTTTAGTTCTAAATTCAGTCAATATATAGTAAAGAAAAAGGATTCAACTAAATTAAGTTCTTTTGATATTAAATACAGGAAGGTCAGCAATTTCATTAATATAACCGAAATTTGTGAGAAAATAAATTTATATAAATTTGAAAAACTGGATGAATCAATTATAATATCGAAAATTCAACAAGAGTTTTCATTAGATTATAACACAGTTCTAAATAAATTAACAGAATGTAATATAAAGGATTATAATAATAAGTTACATAATGGTATTAATATTAATATCAATACTCTTAATAAAATACGAATAGATTCTAGAAACGATCCCTCTATATTATATAATATATTTGAAGCATTGCAGTTTACATCAAATTTCATGGCATTATTTTTTAAATCACATGCTTCAAAACAGAATATTCTAAAAAACATCAACAATATACAGACAAATGTAAATGAACTCGCTTATTTTACGAATTCGTTAAGTAATTCATTGAATAACTCACTGGTCAGTTATAATAGCAATATACAAAGCAATTTACAAAGCAATATACAAAGCATATCTAAAAGTAATTCTAATAGCGATTTATTAAAATCGAGTACATTGGCAGACGATAGTCAGATAGAAACATCACTGTTGATGACATGTAAAGAAAAAATACCAGAACTTGATGTATGTGCTGATATTTGTGAAGACCCGAGGTATAAATTAAGACGATTACAGCGATATGATAATGAATTATTCAAATACAAAATCAAAAAAAATAAAATATATGAACAATATGCCCGGAAATGTGCTTCAAATTTACATAGACAACCAATTGTATTAGACTATAACCCGGACATAAATCCAAATATAAATCGATTATCATATGAATATGCGTTATTTTTAAGAGGGAGATATTATATATGTCCGTTGGTATGGGATGCTTATAAACAATTACCAGTCCATATAAACGATGTTAAAAACATTGAAAACAAGGCTACTACACACAAGGGAAAGTGTTTAATTGGAGATGGGCCATATGGTAAGAAAGTGCTTATTAGTCAGAAATCGATGGCATTTAATTTAAAAAAGAAACCATACATATATCCAGGTGTATTTGCAAATACAGATCATCCAGCTGGATTATATATGCCGTGTTGTCACATAACAGATCAGCGGAATGATACTATATATAAAGAATGTATTGGAGATGATACTGGGAATGTTAATAACATGAAACATTCTAATTATATATTTAATGATACTAAAATACCACTTGTTACTAATAGGTATGGTTTATTGCCGTCAAAAGTAAATACATTACTTGGGTTTACTATGGCAGATAAATTACATAATAATTATTTAATAGATGGATATACGTATTATTTACGTAAAGGAATAAACAACTCCAAAATGAAATCTGTATTAACATGTATATTGAATATATTCAATTCATTATTAAATATACAATCTAATGATTATAACAAATTGAAAAACATAATAACACACAAGCTCGAATCATCGCCGTTATTATTCAAAAGTCTAGGGAATGGATTAATATCACGATTATTTAAACCTACTGCTAATAATTCGGCGATTACTCAATATATTAAATATATATTTGACGAGAACAAGCAGTTAGATATACGATTGGTGTGGGATTTATTTTCACGGAAAGGTATTATATCAACAGATGGACTAAATATAATAGTTATAACCAGTTCTACTATGCTATGTCCTCCTAATATGGATGCTGTTAAATATTATGATAATAATAAAAAATGCGTAATTCTATATACACGTAGTGAAACAGAACTATTTTACGAACCCGTATATAGTGTAACATATAAAGACAAAAAAACCCGTGATTTATGTATGTTTGATAAAAGTAATAAATATATAGCAAATATATTAACAACAATTGCTTATAAATGTAAAGAATATACAACTATTGATTGGACCAAAGTATATGATAAATATAACATTATAACGATTGCTGATATTAAAGCATTAACATTGAGTAATGACTTCTCGATAAAATCGTCAATATATGATACGTACAATAAAATATATTTAGTTCAACTACATAATGGTCTGGTTTTACCTATTAAACCGATTGGAGTGACAGAAGAGTATCCATTAGTTGTATTAAAAGATACTAAACTATTAAATTATTCAAATACATATAAATTACTGGTTAAGGTTCTTAAAAATATGAATATTGATATAGCACACTTAAAGAAGATTGTCACCGGAAAAACGACTACAGCATTATATCTATATAATAGTATTATTCCTATTGAACCGAGTCCACTTATCAAAGATGACATTGAACTTAAAGAAAATTTGAATTATTCGATTAATATAAATCAGAATATAACAAATAATAAAACACTCCAAAATAATAGAACATTGAATATAAATAAACTAAAGTTCGAAGAAGAATCATACATTCGATTTAGACTTACAATGTCTAAATATATAAATAAACACACCACCATTAAAAAGAATATTAAAGCAATTATATCATCTACCGATAGTATAAAAGTTAAACGGAAGGAAGTAATGTCTATAATACACAAACTATCAGATAAACTAATTCATATTACATCTAATATTGATAGTAAAATTATAACAAACTATAAACCACCGAATAAAAGAATACCGTGTTATGACCAATCTACTAACACCACTGATCCGCATTGTATTTGTATTAAAAAAGAATGCAAATTACTAATAACTAAAACGAATTTAATAACTGATAAGACTAATATAAATATATATATGAGTAAAATAACGGATGAATTAATTCGTATAAGAATTAAAGGCGATGAAATATTAAAAGATGATGTAACAGATGTAATTGATAAATCAATTATAATTCCATCTGACAACGAGTCTATATATGAATCTGGGGATAATATATTAGGTATATTTAAATTACACGTCAAATATCACAACAATGTTGAAAATAATATAAATTATACAGTGACAAAGAATGTTAATTTTAATAAAAATAAATATAAAGTTGTTAAGAATACCGCTAAATCAATTGGCGACATCGTTAGAACTGATGAATTATCGAATCATTGGAAGAAAATATTAAAAGATGATTATAATAATATTCAATGTGTTGAATATAACCATACAACCGTATATGGGTTGTTTAATATGTTATTATATTTGTTCGACCAATCAATAACAGAAGATGACATCAAACATCAAATAATAGATAAACTGAGTTCTGGTAATGATATGTCAAAATTGAAGAAATTATATCAAGATGAGTTGGTTCAATTCAAAGAAGTGAAAAATAAGAATATAAAAGATGAAATTGAAAAGGATAACTACGATGGTAGTATAATAGATATACCATTATTTGCGAATTTATTGAATATTAATATACTGGTTATACATAGTCGTATAACAAAGTATAATCCTAGTGCGTTTAATCTATTCTTATCAAGTGACAGTAACAATGATTATCTAATGTTATATTCATTTAAGAAAAAGGCAGATAAACATAAATCGTATTCAGTTATTCAATTAAACTCATCGTCTAATATATTATATCCTAAAAGTAAAATACCACGGTCATTACGGAAATATATATTCGAAAACACAAGTAATTCGGGAAGTAATTCGGGAAGTAATTCGGGAAGTAATTCGGGAAGTAATTCGGGAAGTAATCGCTCATCGTCGGCATAGTAGGGTGCTGGCCGGTTTGATTATGGTCGGATAAAAAGATATCCCAAATGATTTTATAAATAATTTTATATAAAAGTAATTAATCTCAATGCCACGAACGTATGAATCCGATTCTTTTGGGGAATGTTGAAATATCACGAAGATAGTTTCTATTACGGGTAGAACATACGATGCAATAACTATCATCCCATTTTCCCGGTTTACAGCGTTCACACTTATGGGGTCGAAACCATGCATACTTGTGTTGAAGTTGTCGAGTATTATGTTTAATATAATTAACAGTACACTTTCCATCATATTCAGCGTCAATTTGATAAAGACGTGCGTCTAAACATCTAACTTCTCCATCAATATTCAAGGAACTTATTTCCTCATCTGTCATATATTGAAAGATAGGGGTGTGTTCGATATTATATCTTCTAATAACCTTCCAGTTATATCCATCTTTATTTGGGTGTCTATTCCATAGCAGAATCATCTCGTTTTGTCGATCATTATCAATGATGGCAGCTGAAAATATGTAGCTAAACACAGATGAGTTTTTCGTTTCCATAAAAATTGTCACATATTCCAACATTGAAATAGGGGAAGTTTTTCGAACCCTATTATACTCTTCAGTAAGGGAAGCAGTTGAATGCATTGTCATAACTCTGAAATTCGTAAAAGGCTCTTTTACGAAATCCTTAACCTTGCCGTTCGGGGGTAGCGGGTCTGGTGTACCATCGACGTAAAGAAGATAGTAACCCATACCCGCTACCGTTTTGTATAAATTAATAAGACATTGGACGGATGTCTTATTTGTCCAGATACCCGTTACGAACGACCCGGTCATAGACGAGACATTAAATGTGTGATACTCTATTTCACGTTTCGACAACGCTTCAACGATTGTTTCAACGTTTGTTTCAGCGGTTGCTTCAACGGTTGCTTCAACGGTTGCTTCAACGGTTGCTTCAACGGTTGCTTCAACGATTGTTTCAACGGTTGCTTCAACGGTTGCTTTAGTCATTGTTTTCTTTGGATTTGATATTATAATTAATTCAATTTTATCGACCGTCTAATACGTCACCCCGTTGTATGTGATCTCTCATGTTTAGTGATACACCACGTCCAATGCCATAATTTTGAGATAGTTGCTCTACGTCAATACTATTTGTCCCAATCATAACAATATTCCATCATTAAATGTAATGGTTATTCTACCAAACTATTTTTGATAATATTGATGATTTTTATATAAAAACAGACAATATAAAATATAATCTTAAATAAACAATTCCCCTCTTTTCTTAACATCGTCCTTCTTCTTCAAATCCACTTCATATTCAGTCGTAGTTTTATTTACTTTAGAAGTCTTTAACACTTTATATATAAGAGAGTTAAGACCGTTTGTTTCCCAATGTTTTTCATCTAATTCCCTCTTTTCTCGTTTAGCCGGTTCTTTTAAGTTCTTATTTTTCAATTGGTTAAGTTTATTCCGTATTTCAATCGTTTTATTATCTTTCATCTCCATATCTATAATATATCCGTCATCATTCTGTTGTAACATGACACCAGTTCGTGTTATTCTATCTCTCAATATATCATCCTCGCCACCCCACCCCCATAGATTATTCGGGTAACCATTGATTTTAATGAAACTATCTTTATCACACCCTATTAGCGTTCCCATAAACATTTTATTCTTATTATTTGCGTATCCACCAACAATAGATGTGTTCGATTTATATCGAGTCCCCTGTCTAGCAAGAGAGTAAAACCCCTTCATTGTTTTATAGAAATATTTAATTAATTCCGTATCTGGTATAGCATCTATATCACTAAATATATAGTTATCATAGTTGCCTTTACGTGCTATTTCAAATCCAATGTTTTTGAGTTTGCCAATATTGAACTTATCACCGTCATCGCTTTGAGTTATAATATATATATGAAATCCACATAGAGGTTCTAATAAAGCATTCATAAGTTCAATGAATAATTTACGTTGTTTACTTCTCGATTTATTAGCAGTATCTCTATATATTGTTATAACCGCTACTTTCTTTTTACTCTTAGTGTTTGCAATGAATTTAGGTGACATTAATCCACTTATCTGATGTAAAACACACTGCATATAATCAAAACACCCCTCTTTTGTCAAATATTTTTCATAAAACTTCATGGCATTACTTGCTATCTTCTTACATTCAGTATCGTGTTTCTTACACCATTTAATCTTATCAATTAAATCTGATAAATCCTCTTTAATGGCTACATAATGAACCCCTGCTTTTAAGAACTGATTACACCATACTTCATACTTTCCTTGAACAAATAACATAACCGAATTAAGACTCAATTCATATCCTAATCTAAATGCTGCACTATGACCTTCTATATGGACAATGTATTTATATTCGGACAGTTCCTTGCGTGATTTCTTGGTAGCAAGTCCAAATCGAAACGCCTTTTCATCAATTACATCCATCACACCACTTGCTGTTTTTTTTATTCTAGCATTCCAGTCTGTTATACCAGCGTCTAATATATCAGCATTGTCAACCGATAAATCGGCAACTTTCAACCGTTTGTTGGAGTCAACTGTTATACCACATCCGGTGGCACCGCCTCTAAAAATAGCAATGTCTTTCTTTTTGCCCCAATCCCTTACAATGTCTTTTAATTTATCCTTTGTATAACTATCATCGCACTTCTTTGGAAATAACTTATTACTTATAAGTTGTATGGTTTCACTATCAATAATAGGTAAATTAGCATAACCCTTTCCGGTTGTAGCAGTACAAATAGGAATAAATTGTGTTTTATAATACTCAGGTGTAAGTTTAACACCCTTTATTTTATTACTAGTATTGCTCTTGTTACTAGTATTGCTCTTGCTACTAGTATTGCTCTTGCTTCCTCCAATTGCCCCATAATTTTTATATAATAATTCAAATGGTTCGGTGCGGTCATTTTTGAGAACTGGTATATCACGATATGAAATAAAGAATACTACATCTTCTACATGTCTATTCTTCAATACCTCCGTTAATAAATAGAAATATTCACCACCTCCATGTGTCATATTACTTTTAATAGGAAAATGATTAACCGCCATACAATCATTTGCCACCCACTTTGTTCTGTCGAATTCATATGAATTACGGTCACCGCGCCTTTTATAGAACTCTCGAACTTCGTCTTTACTTTCTCTCATTAATTCTTTGAATGCAGAATTATTTGATTTGTCCATGAGTTTTTTGAGTTTTTCTAAGTTTTTTCGGTCTTTTTCATTGAGATATAACTTATCTATATAGTCATTACTCCACCCCTTATTATAAAAGGGTAAAAATACCCTTAATTTATTGTCTTGAATTGCTACAAGAATTCCTTTTTGTAATTTATTAAACATATATAACATCGTCTGTCTCGTTGACTCTAAATCAGTATGTTTATATATCGATGGTAGTTCCTTTTTCATTAAATCTTTATATATATTGGATTCGAGTGGTTTGTGAGTTGTATTTTTAGGGGATGTTATTCCATTAAACATAGTTCTAATAGGTAGTAACCCGTATCTCTCCATATCAAGTATATCACCTGCCGTATAAACAGCATTATGTGCGAATGTTTTGTGTTTCGCGTGTTTATTAACATGTCGTGGATTTGTTATAATCAACTCTTTAAATGATTTAATACATGTGTCTTTATCCCTATCATTATAATAAATACGTGTTTTTATATGATGAGCAGTAGATAAAGATTCTAAATCTTCTAAAATAGAATTAGTCATTAATATATATGTAGATATATATTACATACGTAGTAAGTATGTTATTAAAAATTGAAATATATTATATAAGTGTACTACAAATCATCGAATGGACAAAGACAACGTTACTCATATTAAGGTTGAAGTGTACGACCCCCAGTTTCGCCGACGCAACGACGAAGTGAGACTGGATAGTCGCGTGGACTACCAAAATACAATCTTAGATTACCTCCGGGTTTTAAAATGGGATGTCGATACTTCATATATCACACCCAAGTTTTACGCCACCCTGTATAGTACATCCGTTGTATATTGCACGTGGTGGTATCGAATTCTACAGTACGTGTGTCCAAACACACTACTTTTGTGGTCTGTTAAGGCACACCAGTTCTTTATTTCACCTGAGACGGGTAGAGATTCAGGTGCCTATCTGGATACAAACATTCAATTCCGACTGGATATCGTCAATATGTACAAGGCACATTATACACGTAATTTCACGATGAGTATTGTGGATTTGTTTGTACTATTGTTTCTTCATATTGCCGGATGCTTTGGATTTTAATCTGAGCAGGTGTAAAATAAGAAATTTGAATAAATTATGTCACATTATAAGAACAACGACTGGGCAATGACTACGTCCCTTTGAATTCACCAAATACTATCTATGTGCTTTAAAATATCAGAATCATCGCTGAATTTCCGAGCGAACAGTGCTGGGGTTTCTTTGAGGGTTTTAATATCCTTCTTTTTCAATTTCTCGAATGTCATTGGATGTTTTTCTATTTCCATATGTTCTACCTTGATATGTGCTATAATTTTGTCTAATTCCTTTTTATGTGCCTTTCTTAAACCATCATATTGTTCAAGAATATCGTATAATTTCGCATTAATATCTTTCAATAATCGTGGGACATTATCAGATATTGACCAATCAACATAAGTAGAAGGTAATGATTTATAATCAAACCCACCACCGGCACATTCAAGTATAGATAATATAAACTCATCTCCGGCATTCATTTTATAGAATATTGGTAAGTATTTACTTGTAACAATTGTTTCTACACTTTTACGGGTTAGAATACTCCATTGTGAAAATTTCTTAAAACATTTCTCAGGTAGTTTCTTATCATATCGAACTTTACGATCGAATGATTTCAAATTCATTTCCATAACAAGATTTGTTTTATATTTCTTTGTGATGTCATCATATACTCTATCGAACTTCTTTATAGGAACACACGAATCACTTACAAATATGAAATATGAGTTGTCTTTCTCTTTAAGAGCAGTATCCATAAGTAGTTTCATTCCCTTAACTAAAAAACAATGCTTTGTTTCGGCGGGTTTCTTAATGAGATGAGCGGATGTTAATAATTCATTGGTGACTTTATTAACATTCTTGGGATGAACATAAATGTTGTATTTATTTTTATCAACACCATCAAAAAACATATCCCAAATCTGTGGATGTTTTAAGTTATCAAGAGTCAAAAACAAAAATGCTATTTTACTCATATATAATATATGGAGAGAAGATTAATAGAGTGATATCTCAAATATCTGTTCACGGGTCTTAAAAGTATAGGATTTAATAATTTCCAACTATTTGTATTGTATCTTCTCGTCAGAATATTTATCTATTGTTATTTTTTAGGGTTGGTATATTTTAAAGCAGCCTCGTAATGAGTCGTCAATGCTTCTTTTACTTGTTTAACTTCCAGTATTGTGTCATCTAGGTTGTCTAGATGGTCAATTGGACGCATCAATTTTGATCCCTTGCGTAATCTATATGTACATGTTATAGACGGATCCGCTCCTCTATCTATAACATATTGTATCAACTTAACTATTCTATATATTTTATTGTTATTTACGCGGTGCGCTAAGTTTCTCTGCGTACTCGCAACATTATGAACTCCTTGTGTATGACGGTTTATATAATTCGATTCAAATGATGTGTTACGTGCGGCAGGTATATAATCGACGAGACCGTCGATATCACTAAAACAATTACATAATAAATCTAGTATTGTTCTATCCTTACTTTTTGCATTTAGGTCAGCACCAGCATTTATAAGGAGTTCTATTATTTGTAATTGCTTAGTGTAATCTGTGTTATCCTTATAGTTTTTATAAATATAACTAGAACACTCATGATATAAAACTGTCCGGTCCTCGTCGATTAGCGTTGAATTTGCTAATGTAGAATTGGATTTTAAATGGTTGGTAATACTTTCAATATTTTTCTGTTCAATTGCGTCTAGAAACTCTTTCGATGCTTCTCCCCCCCCTCTCATCTTACCACCTGTCCCAAACTGTCCTTTCTTTGTTACATATCCTGCTTTAACAAGGCGGTTATTCTTTTTGGCAAGTGTCGACGCTTTACGACTAACAATTCGTCCTTGTTTGTTGTATTTGAGTTGTGCTTTGGTCAAACCACCACTAGTTTTCTTGGCATTACCATGCATAACGGACGCTCTAGATCCAACTGATTTCATATCGGGCATTTTATGTATTAAACGGATATAATTATTTTAAAATAATTTAATTAATTAATTAATTAATTAATTATTAATAATTATTAATAATTATTTCATAATATCAGATAATATATTTAACATCTTTTTATTATCAAATCCAATTGGACTTCGAACAACTTTATTTGTTGTTGTTTTTGGGAAATGTGTTTTTTTGATCGAATATGATTTAGATAGTAAATTTGCCTTAATAACCACTGTGTTATCATAACTTTCTAAATCATTTACAACCCACTCTTGTCCCGTCAGTTTTCGTTTATAATTTGTATTAACAATAATATAATCAGGTTGTCTTCCTAAATATTTATTATATAATTCCACGTAATTAGAACTAGTCCAACCATTCGTATGATATATATCTAATCTGTTAAAAAACGGAATGATATATATTAATTTCTTTGTTTTAATATATTTATTTAGATATGGTGTTGCTAATGCCGGTACAATTGATCCATGTGTATGACCAGGTGATATTATAATATAATGTGCTTTTCGTAAAGCATTGATACTTTTACTATGTAATTTCGGAGATTTGTGTTTACCTATAATATCAATAGTATAATCGTCAATTGATCTTGATATTTTCTGAATTGGTAAATCAACTGATATTATTTTTTGCCCAGTTATTACTTTTGTTTTTTTATTAGTTATGGGTGATGTAAATGAATATTTGTTTTTGAATCTTAAAATACCTGGAATATTTGTTATTGGATATACTTGTAAATTTTTATCTATCTTTAATAATTTTCTCATTTCATTAATAGCACATATATCATCGCAATTGTCTAATAATGATAATCCTAATATTAGAATATTACGCAGTGTATGTCCTTCTAAATCACCGGTATTAAATCTACATAGTAGAGCATTTATTATATGATCTTTATTAGTTGCATTGGTCATTGCTAATATATTATTTGTTATATCACCCCACGCAGATGTATTATACCAGTCTCTTAATTTTCCCGTAGAACCACCATCGTCTGTATTTGTAACTAAACTTGTTATACTGTTTAATTTCTTATTATACACTAAATGTTTTAATGCCCTAATTAATGCTGAAGACCCACCTCCCCCACCAATAATAATAATATTAGATTTTGTCATATATTATATAATATAATATAATATATGGTAAATAATACATTATCTAAGAAAGTTCAAATAACTAAAACGAATTTTGTAAACAATAAATCAATAGTTAAACAATCAACCATAACAATCATTGTGCCTCCACAAAAATATAATAAACCTAACCGCGATACAAACACTACTTATAAAAAATACAAAGAAGAACTCGAGTTATTAGATAAATATATCGACAACGACATTATATATGATGTTATATATAAGTGGGGAACACTATATAAAACTAAATTTTATAAATTACATTCTCATATAAATAGAGCAGAAGGAGTGTTCATATCAGAAATGATAAGAGCGTATGTAAAACCATCCATGAAAAATATAAATGTATTAGAAATTGGATGTGCGTTTGGTACATCCGCAATGTTTATAATGAATATACTAAATCAATTTAATACAAAAATTAAATATAAAGTAGTTGATCCAAATCAAGACACTCAGTGGAATTCAGTTGGATTATATAATATTGCGAGGGTAAAAAAAGACCATATAGAGGTTGAATGGTTAAAAGGAAACAGTGATGTTGCGATGGAATATTTAACAACGTCAAAAACCAAGTATGATATTATATTTATTGACGGAGGGCATTCATTTGAAATAGTTATGAATGATAGTGAATATGCCGATAAATTATTAAAGAAGAATGGATTAGTATTACACGATGATGTATTACATGGTGGTGTTCATGACGCAATTGCCATGTTTTATGAAAATAACTCACACTATCAAAAAGTCATTCTAAATTACCCATTGTCAAAATCGAAAACGATTAATAAACCACGGATTGTAAAAGATACTAATAAGTGGTTCTCCAAAGGAAATAAACGGACTATTAGTTTTACAAATCCAGTAACAATGTATGGTTTTAAGAAAATTCAATAATCTATTATCGATGTTCTTTATTAGAACTAATTCCAAGTACCACAACCATTTACCACCTGGGTATCAGGTGGAAACCAAACCATGCCCCCATTAGTACAGTCTTCTTCTGTACTTGCAGTAGAAACAGTTGTACATTGTCCGTGATTTGTTGTTTCAATAGGACACACGTATGAACAACACATACCACCTCCACTTAATGGATTCATACATTGACATTCTTCATTCGCTGTACACCATTTTCTTGTAGGATGGTCACATGTTGGACCATCGGCATATTTATTACAACATGTTGAATCAGTTCCAGTAGAATAACATTCCATCCATTTAGTTGAATTGCATGCTGTATATGATGAAACATCAGGTTGACCATAGTCACCTTCTCTCCATAATCCACACCCCCATCCTTCAAATGATTTACAATTAGAAGGATTTGTATTATCTTGTAAAGAACATTCACTTTTTCTCGATGTATCACCGTTAGGATTTATGTTAGTTGGAGTTATGCCATCCACATCCATGTTATAAATATCTTTTTCAGCTGAATTTCTACAACTATCATATAGTGTCCCAAGAGTAGGATCACACTCGCATACACCTTGTCTATTATCTAATGCACACGAAGATGCTGTTTCTGTTTCACCTAGTATAATAGTGCCATCTGATTCTCTTTTATCATATGTATATGTTACATCTGGTAATTTTGAACATATTTTATTTAATAATACTTTTAATTTAGCATGTGAAAATTCTTGCATGTATGGCATTACACATGAAGCACTGTCTTCTTCATAGTCTGCTCCTTGAACAATATACGCCTGTTTACCACCAGTCATACTTTCATCAAACCCACCAGCATTTGTCCAGTTAGTTTGTGTTCCAAACGAATCATTCCACTCACCACTCCATGCTCGTGTTCCTGTTTGGAATAGCAATACAACATTATGTTCAGTTGCAGTATCTGGAGTACTAGAATCATTTTTTGTAGGATGTGGTCCTTTTTTCATAAAAAACGAAGAACCACACCCACCATTTCCAAGACCGTGACCCCATGCAATTCCGACACCACCATTATTAACCGGTGTCAACTTAGCATAATCTTCTGCTAAACCCGCGTATACAAATGCTTCCTTTGTTATAATACCTATACATTGATTATCAAGAGCATCTGGAGTACTAGTATTATAAGTATTAAGAAGTCGATTACCATCGTCATCTGTTACTGTAGTATTTTTACAATTACGTGAGATTGCTCCAAATTGATTAACAAGTCTATAAAACTCGGGTTTCGGAATATCAAGATTAGGAAATTTATCAGTTGTACACATTGCTTTTCCGATTGGTCCACTAAATATTCCATGTGCTAATACTGGAACTTTCCCACCATGATCTACATTTGTAAATTGAACAGTTCCATCACAGTTACGATGCCCCGGTCCGTGTACATCCTCACAATTTTGACATATATCATTATATTGTGGATGCGTTCCTCCTACATCAATTTGTGATCGGTCCCCTAACAATTTTTTGACCGAATCTCTTGCCCATTTTTTTTCAGAACGATATGTATAATTTTTGGCAGATCGATCATCATCATTTGGATAATCGTCACCATCTGCACGCAATGGCTGTCCCATAATACACGTTGATAATGTTGCCCAATCTTTTGCACCACAACTAGGGTCTGCTCCATTTGCTTTAGGATTATTGCTAGGAGTTGCTCCACCAAAATGAGTATCATCTGTATACTTTGTGTCGTCTTCTCCGCCGCTAAAAAAATACGCATTCTGCCACTCGGTTTCAAGGTAATCATTGTCTCGACTAGTGCAATAATTATTGGTAGGATGCTCAGAACATAGGTTATTAACAGGCGTTGGTGCAGACGTTGGTGCAGACGTTGGTGCAGACGTTGGTGCAGACGTTGGTGCAGACGTTGGTGCAGACGTTGGTGTAGGTGTTGGCACAGGCGTTGGCACAGGAGTTGGTGTAGGCGTTGGTGCATTCTTCGTGTAATAAATTTGAATTACGGAATTAATTATACTGAGTTCTGTTATCCCAATATCACTCATATATATATATTATGTATATATTATTATGAATTATATATTATATTTTATATATATTATATATTATATATATGAATACAATATTTGTATCAATCGCCGCATATAAAGATCCCGAGATATTAGATACGATAAATGATTGTATTAGTAAAGCACGTTACCCACATAATTTAACAATTGGAGTTTGTCTTCAGGATACAACTGAAAAAATGATTGAAGTAAATAAAGACATGAAAAACATAATATCAGAATATAACCGCACACATAATAAACTAAAACTAAATGATATTAAAGTATATGATTTGCATTATAAAAAGGCAAATGGTTGTGGACTTGCTAGAAGTATTATACAAACTGAGTTATATAATAATGAAGATTTCTTTATTCAAATAGATGCTCATACTAAATTTAATAATGTATGGGATATATTAGCACTAGACCAATATAAACTCGCATTAGAATTAAACCAACGTATTTTAAACAGTGCCTCTAAAAACCCGGAGTCAATTGACTATAAAATAAGACACTATAATAGAGTTATGTTATCAACATATCCGAATAATTCACTAGGTGAAGATTATATGAAGTGGCAATTCGGTAGTATACCTATTCCGAGGTCATTCCTTAATAATAATATTAGACCATCCGGACATGGATTTAATAAATCTAGATATCCGATTAGGGGATACTGGGTATGCGGTGGGTTTCTGTTTACGAGTAGAGAGTGGGTGAACGCAGTTGAAATCGAGAAAGATATACCATTTAATGGAGAAGAAGACGCAATGACAATCAAAAGTTTTATGAAAGGGTGGAATGTATATGCCCCTGGTTTCAGTATATGTTATCATAATTATACAAATAACTTATCAGAAAGTAAAACCAAAACAAGAACACTTGTATGGGAAGATGTGTCAATTGACAATTCTAAAGTAGATGATATATTAAACGGATTATATAATATAAACCATCCTAATAATGAATATATACGAACATCAAAAGAATATGAATTATATATGAAAATTGATTATAAGAAAAGAGAAATATTAATATTACCGAATGAATATATTAAAATCAGAGAGGATGAGCAACTAAAACATCTACAATAGTATCAGTAAATCTATCATATTTGACATTACATTTTAGATTACGACGTTTATTCATAATACTCGTATCAAATGTATGTTTTACCGAAAAACTAACAGGTACGACATCTCCAGTATTACCTCGTGTAATAGAATTAAATATTAGTTTTTTATTGTTATATAATACATTAGTATAATATGATTTAGAATATATTTCACGCCATATGTTTTTAATATTAAATTTATGACTATAACATTTTATATCAAATTTACGAACAATTGAGTTAAGTATATTCTGTAATGTTGATTCATTTTTAAGTCGTATATTATGAGTCATTCTAGGTATACTATTTTTTTTATGCTTAACAAGAATCATATGTAAATTACTACATTTGTCATTTTGTTTATAATCAAACATAAATGATATATCGTATGTACTGTGTAGTAGTTGTAACATTTTATCCAATGACCGTTTATAAAAGATTGAATGTATAGAGTTAGATATACCACATGGTAATTGAACAATAATAATACGTGGTTTATATAATTCTTTGATTTTAAGTATCAGCGACTCAACCCTCGTATTACCATATTTCAGGTCAATAAACGGTGTTCCTATATATACAAGTCCTATATTTTTAAGTCGATCGCTATTTTTTGAACGAGGTTTGATATATTTAGAATTATAATACTTTGAATTTACTATATTAATACTACTACCCATAAATATTTCTTCTACATCTCCATATAAAAGTGTTAATTTATTCAATAATTTGTGATCTATTGTTTTAATATTATGATAACATATATCAACATGCAATGGTTCAAATTCAATACCAGTCACATGGTTACAATGTTTTAATAAATAATATAATATACCACCTGTATTACATCCTAAATCTAGTCCATTTAACTTACATATATCTATATTATACTTCGTCAAAATATCTATAATAAGATCCGTCAAGTATTTAGCATTATCTGCGGTAATCATGCTGTATAATGCTATATCAGTTATTCTTAATTTATTCAATTTTGAAACTGATATACGTGGAAATACATAAGGGTATTTTTCAATATTATGAAGTAATATTTCATAAGGTACTCTTAATAAATCTGTCATATCTTACTATATAAAACATTATTTATATAATAAATTTTATAAAATTATCATATAGAACTCATTGATGTCACATTATCTATATTTTCTTTTGAACACTTCTTATGTCCAACCAAGTATTTACAATCGGGGTTGTTATAATATGTTATATATCCTTTGTTGTAATAATACTCACGAACTCCTTTATTTAAAGGTATATATAAGAAATCATGTACTAAATTATATTTATCAATTGGAGTACTTACCATACTTGGTAATTTATTGATATTATCAATATTATCAAACATCGTTTTTAGTACGGATTTACCAATATCATTATCAACTTTATGACTTCCTAATAAATAATTATGAAATATATATGTCGTCAATATAGGTTTAAATGTTGTATATTTAAAGTCACCTATTATAGCAGGTATATAATTATCCGCTATTTTGCGTAGATTGACATAACCCCGTTTATAAAATGGGTATTTTGAAGTAAACTTATCTTCACTTATCTCATCTAGTGGTAATATTCGTAATGTATTATCGAGATTATTAGTAAATAGACGCGATATGATTTTACTTGGATATACGTCTGGAAGTATCATACAATCAATTTCGCCACTATTTACTTTTGCCGTATTTTTTTTATAGTTATCGTAAACAAATACATAATCACGTCCTTCTGTCAATTCCAAATAATCAAATATGTGTTTCGCACATATCCAACCCAATGTCTTACCATGTTTAGAAACATCAACCCCAACCTTCTTTTGATTCTTTATATCGTGAATACTTCTAATTGGTCCAAGTTGTGATACAATAACATATAGAAACAGAGTATTCATTGATGCTATGAAATTGACAGGTTTAATGTTTAAATCGTGTCTTTCTATTTTTGTTTTTTTCGCATCCCTCATTCTATTATATATAATTGGAGTTGACACTAATGCTATATCGGCATTACCTGTTAATAGATTACTGTATATAATATCGTCTGTATTAAATTTACGTGTTTTTATATTGGTAATGTTAGAATTGTATAATAGTAAATTTATTATTTTAGATGTGATTTTATACGACGCTACATCTTTATTTGGATAGTTATATGATCCTATAACAATATCTTGTTTAATAACATGCCGTCTACAAGTATATGTTTTAGGTGAAGTCTTTGGTGCACGGTGTTTGTAATCGAACCAAGTTATAAACTGTTCTTTATGGTGATTGTTTGTAAATAATAATATAATAATTATAATACACAATATAATATTGATAAAATGTATTGATTCTTTACAGTGAATATAATGAACATTCAACATATAAATTAATATAATATAATTATATTAATTTATATTATAATGAGATTAATTTTAAGAAATGCTATATTATTATATCTTATACTTGTATTAGCATTATTTATATATAAACCATCTTTAATAAATATTAATACAATGAGTAACTCACGTATTAAAAGTATAATACCAATACTATTTGTTATTATATCTGTTATATGTTATTATATAATGGCGTTGATATTATATTAATTTATTGATAATTTATTGTCAATTTATTGTCAATTTATTGTTAATTTATTGTTAATTTATTGTCAATAAATTAATATAATAAAGATGTCTCTTAAACAAACAACTGGATCTCGCGCCCAAGTAATGCATGGAACTGTTGTGAAAACTAATGACATGTAAAGAATGGAGATACAGAAAAAACCAACGTGTGACATAGAACTTAAACATCTCGTTAGGAAAAAAACTTAAAATTAACATAATACAAGTTAAATATAAATGTGTGGGATTTTCTTTATCGACAGTAAATTCGATACATCAGCAATTACAGAATTTTATAAAATATCTCATCGTGGTCCAGATAGTTCATGTATTAAAATTGTAAATAACCGATACTTGTTTGGATTTCATAGATTACAAGTAAATGGATTAGATAATGAAAGTAACCAACCATTTAATGTTGGTGGGATTTATTTAATATGTAATGGTGAGATTTATAATTATAAAGAGTTGGTAGAAGAACACGAAATCACATTAACAACCAATAGTGACTGTGAAGTTATTATTCATCTATATAATAAATATGGTATGAAAAAGACATTATCATTATTACATGGTGTATTCGCACTTGTATTGTGTGATTCAAACCGTGATAAATATTATATAGCACGTGATAGAATTGGAATTCGGGCACTGTATTATATTCAGGACGACAAACATAATAACGATAGTTTTGAGAAAAACATATATGTAGCAAGTGAAATGAAAGCAATTCATAAATTCGGTAAGTGTCACCAGTTTAGACCAGGTGATTATTATGACTCGTCAACTGATATATTTGAACAATTTTTGGATTTCAAATACACCCCGACCGTGTCAACTGACAATACTGAATTATCTATTATTCAATCAACAATCCGAGAAAAATTAATTAAAGCAGTCGAAATCCGGTTAATGTCCGACAGACCAATTGGTTGTATTTTATCGGGTGGTCTTGATAGCACACTTGTAACTGCCATTGTATGTAAGTATTATAAACCATATACAATGAATACATTTACGATTGGTTTAGAAAACAGTGTTGATTTAAAATATGCTAGAATCGCGGCAGATTATCTTAAAACGAACCATCGTGAATTTATTATATCAGAGAGTGAATTTTTAGCATCAATTGAGGATACGATTAAACAAGTCGAAAGTTATTGTACTACAACTATACGAGCGTCTGTTGGCAATTATCTTATAAGTCAATATATATCTAAGACAGTTCCCGATAAAGTTATATTTTGTGGAGATGTAGCAGACGAGATATTTGGTTCATATCGAGGATTTATGGCGGCAAAAAACAAGAATGATTTTTTTCTAGAAAATCTAAAAATGATTGAAAATATTAATTATTTCGATGTATTGCGATCTGATAAATCAATCTCATCTGCTGGATTAGAAGCACGTGTTCCGTTTGGTGATTTAGATTTTGTAAAGTATGTAATGTCAATTGACCCATCATTAAAGATGTTTGACGATACAAAGATTGAAAAGGATATATTAAGGAAATCATTTGAGGGATATCTACCAGATGAATTATTATACAGAAGAAAAGAAGCATTTAGTGATGGAGTGAGTTCACATGAACGAAGTTGGTATACTATTATCCAAGAATATATGGATAATATATATACAACTGAGAGTTATAATAAAAAGGTGGCTACATATACATTTAACAAACCATATGATAAAGAATCTTTATATTATAGAGAAATATTTGACAAATATTATCCTAACCAGGCTCATACAATACCGTATTATTGGAAACAACCATTTAGTACTAATTTAGACCCATCGGCAAGACTGTTAGATACATACAATAGTGGAGATTATGAATAATGATAATTCTATTTTCTATTATATAAATAATATCCAATAGTACATCCAACAATTGATGTAATTGATATAACGGCAATGGTTGGTTTAGATGGAATTAACCAATCGATATTATAACATGAATCTGTTGTTGTAGAAACGGGTTGTACTGATGGAACCGTAATATTATTAATGGTTGGAACATGTACATCAGATGATTCAGGCATATATTATATATTATATAATATATAATATATAACAAACGTGTAAATAATGACATTTTTAATGACATCCTAATAAACTTTTACTATTTGGTAATGTAAAACAGGTATTTGCCTTAATGCTTGTAACGGCTGAGTCATGTTTACTTGATTCAATGAACGCATAATGCAAAGAAGTAAGTTTACCTTTTTGTTCATCATGTGGTGAATACCCCCCCGTTACTTTATTGTCATAAAAATCCTTGTATGGTGCAACAATATTTTTATAATTAAAACTAACTTTTTTATTATTAATATATATTATATCGGGTTTGTGTAATTTAACCCTAGTTCCTACATATTTATATTCTTTTTTTGTTCTATTGTTTATAATCATACATATAATTGCTTTTTTAGAACTAGAGTTAGTAAAATTATGTTGTTTTGACAATAATGAAATGAATTTTTTGGCAGCCCTAGACGGACATGAACCTGTGAAATTTCCATATTTATTACCACCAGAGGGATAATCTAATAATGAATAAGTATCGTATTTTAATACCATATAATATAAGTATATATTATATTAATATATAACTAAAAAATAATTAAACGACAGACTGTTCTTACTTTACACGTTCTTACTTTACACGTTATTTGATATTTGTTTTATGTGTTATTTATCAAGTTCAATTTTACCCCATTTTATTTATACTATATTATAATGATAATACCAAAAAAAATACACTTAACTTGTAAAGATAAAAAAAATTGTAATAATAAAATATGGATAAGATGCTTATTTAAATATTATAAACTATATCCAGATTATGAAATAATTATATATGACAATAATGATATTTATAAAATAATAGAAAAACATTATCCCGAATATTTAGAAAAAATTAAAAAAATTAAAATTGGAGCTATATTAGCAGATATATTTAGATACTTAATTTTATATTTAGAAGGGGGTATATATTCAGATTTTGACTGCGAACCATTGAAAAACATAAATGAATTACTATCAGATGATTATACTTATTATCATGGGGGTGAAGATAATAAATATAATGTTTATAAAAATAAAAGTCAGATAATAGATAATAGACGGGAGTTTGATCATAATATATGTGATAATAGTATAATTACAAATAATGATAAAGATATTAATCCAGTCCCATATCAATGTTTAGGACATAAAATTGATAATGTATCAACAATTTTATGTTATGAATTTCAAGAAGATTGGTTAAATATTCTAGATATTATTCAAATAGGTGATTTTATTGGAAATATATATGACGATGCTTTAAATATACACAAATTTCAAATATGTCAATGGTATATGATAAGTAAAAAAAAACAAATTATTTTCTTAAAGATGTTTGAGTATTGTATGGAAAATATAGATAAAATAATTAATATAAATAAAAATGACAAAAATTATAAACATATACTTTTAAATCTTACTGGACCGTCTGGATTTACAAAAATAGTAATGGATAATATATCTGATCAAATTAAAATTTTACCTTCCGATTTTTTTTGTACTGGATCATGGAATAATGGTATACCTTTGACAAAGAACTCGTATATTAAGCACCATTTTACAGGTACATGGCATTAGAAATATGAGTCGTGTTTTAATACCATATATTATAAGTATATATATTAATATATAACTAAAAAATAATTAAACGACAGACTGTTCTTACTTTACACGTTCTTTGATGTTTGTTTTATGTGTAATAAGTTGGATTGTACCACCACGGTCAATCTTAATTGGAGTCTTAAGTTTTGTTCTACTACAATCATAGCATTTCACTTTCTTTTCACTTCCAGCAGTTGTTTCACGAACTTTAATAACTAACTTGTTTTTATTTCTTTTTGCCAATGCTCTAGTGCATGCTTTACTAGCAGCATTTGCCGGTGTCTGACTACTTGATTCTTTAATTGTGTACCTACCTTCCCCACTAGGGATTTTTTTACTGTCTACTTCGACAATTGTAAATGAACGTCTGGGAACTTTATTTACAGATCTTTTAACAGATTTCTTAACACTTCTTTTTACGTTACGTTTTGGTTTACCGCCGACAACACCTTTTACTGGGATATTACGATGTTCTTGAACTGAGTGTTCTACATCGCTATGCATAGATGCGAATGGATCATAACTTGAAGGGTCTCCACCCTTGTATGAGTTAATTAATTTTTTAAGATGTTTTAAATCTTTGTTAAAACTTTTGTTAGAGTATTTTTTGGCGGGCATTATATACTATAATAATATATAATATTTTTAGATTACTGTGCTAATAAACTATAATATATCCATCCTATTAAACATATTATTACCAGAGTTAATAATATTCTATATAATAATATTCTATATATTAATTTCTTATGATAATATTCAACATTATCAAATCCTTCAACATTATCAAATCCTTCTATACTATTTAGAGATTGTTTACAATATACAGATAATTGTCTGTGTGGTGATACATGGGTTGTTTCTTCCCCACGTGATATAACACTATCAACCGCAGCAAGAGCAATCTTAGTTTGAGACAGTCCATTACTTGTTATAAATGTATTACAGTTTTGAGTTCCATATATACCGGATGTATAAAATGTAGATGGTGTATGTTCCATATTATTGTTCGCATGGTGGTCGTCTATAATCTTTTTGGATTTAATATCATGCTTCTGTTTTTGTAATTTTATATCATCACCCCTACAATTACCTAACTTACAATAATGTTTTTTAAACATACTACGTGTATTACGATTCATTCTACTCATATATTATATAGTAATATTATATAGTAATATAAAATACTAAATTAAAATTGGACTTATTGCTTTTTAGCGATACAAGGACTTATTGCTTTTTTGCGATACAAAGTACCATATCTTGTATATCAAAATTATTATAATCCAATACATCTACCAATTTAAATCCACTGTTTTTTAATAGAATACATAATTCTTCTACTTTTTCAATATGTAATTTATGAACTTTAACAAATGATTTACCATCTTTATTTATATATTGTTCATGGTATGTTTCATCCGTCCACCATGCATCATGTGTAATGTTTTCAAAATATGTAAGTGAGTGACGGTTTTTATGTTCATCATAGAAATAGCGTGAAAACTCACGAGGGGCAGGGTCTAGTTTGTCTTTAATCATAAAATTTATAAATAATATTCCGCCTGGTTTCAACCATTTATTTATATTTCTAAATATTATTTGTTTTGAGTCCAATGTATTATGGTGGATTGTATCAAAAAAACATGTTATATGAGAGAATGTATTCTCTTCAAATAAACCTGATGTAGCAACATCGCCTACTACAAATTTACCATCCGGATTTCTTATTTTAGCACGATCTATAAATTCCGGAATTCTGTCTATTCCAGTAACATTTTTATATTTAGTAACAAGTAATTCATAATGTCTCCCTGGACCTGTTCCAATATCTAAAATATTTAAACTATTAGAATTATCTATATAGTTTGATATCTTTCTTATATTTTCAACAAATGCCTCTTGCTGACTAAATACCTTTTCATAAAATCGAACATATAAATCATTTGTTATTATACTACCCGTTTCAAAGGTTTCAATTGAATTATGATTATATCTACGACCAAAACATATGAAATATATTACATAAAAACAGATAGTTGTTATTATTAACGCAATACACCATTTATTATAAACACGCATACTTAAATTATAATATATAAAAAAATTATATATTATATAACTTTACTATAACTACGTATAATTTATATAACTACGTATAATTTATAAATATTATATAATATTAATAAATAATGAATACAGATTCTCCTGAAAAAATAATATCACTAGTAAATGAATTAATTGTTTATTATAATAAACCAGATATTAAAAAAGAAATGTTAGAAAACAAAGAAGAATGTATCAAGGCTACATTAGATGTTCACGGCGATTTTTTTGACAAATATCCAACCCTATTTCACATGGTTTCTAATAATCCATATGATTTTGAAATGGATAGATTAAAAGAAATGTTGGCTCTTAAAAATAAAGTAACAACCAATGAAGTATCATATAAAGATGCATCCGTTAAAATCGGTTATAAATACTATGATGAATTTATTAAACCTGGTTTAGATACAGATTAATTATAACGAATTAGATATTTACTATTTTTATTTATGTCCATTTCATATGCTTTACACCAATTAACAGCATTGAGAACTTGACTGGCAACAATTTTATTATATTCACTCTTTGTTGGATTATTTTTAATAAATCCAAGTGTTTTATCTAAGTATTTGATTTGATTATGTACAAATATTGAATTGTGCGATTGTATATATTTAATATAGAAATCATCTAATATAATTCCATCTATATCATATATAATATCTTCTTTCCAATTAGACAACATATATTCAAGATTTTTTAATATTTCAATAGAAACACCTTTAAATCCTTTACAAATAATATATCTCTCTGAGTTTGCAGGGCGACTTGTAACTGGTTTGTGTATATATATAGTATTATAAAATGTTTTTAGTATATATAATAACTTTAATGTTAGAATATTAAATAAATCAAAGAACTTACAAACAAAATTTCCGCCCAATTGCTGTAACCGGAAACATATTATAATCTCTGCCAATATTATTCTACATGATTGTGTTTCCTGCGCATTAAAATCACTTGAATAATCGAACCCTCCGTCTGCTGTTATGAATTGTGACTGTCCTTTTATATTTGATATAAAAGAATTTATAGTATTCATATCATAAATATCTCCATACGAAGTATTAATATTAGATGTATTATATAACCTATTTAGTTTGTCCCAATTAGGAATATACTTTGTATCTGGTGTTAATGTTATACCATATATATTATCATCAGTAGTATATGATTTACGTTTAATAAAACTTTCAATAAAACCACCTGGTCCTTCCGCTATAGCAATCATTGTTACTTGTTCCTTTTCAGCAACTAACTTGTAATCATTCATTATTTCAACTAATTTAAAATATGAACGACTAAGTGGATTGAAACTATTAATGCTTTTATTTAATTTACCTGTTCCGATAGAACTATGAATTAATTCATAAGGATTTGTGAGTTTCTTCATTTTATCCCAGTCGTCAACAGTATCAATCTTACATTTCATTTTCTTTAAACGTTCACATAATATACTATCAAAAGTAATTGTTTTTTCAATTTCAACTAGAGTTAAATTACGCATAATAGTATTATATCCATCTTTGTTTAAGTATTAGATTCCAATATAAGTAGAATTAGTCGACGTCGATGTGATTATACTATAATAAAAAATCGATACCATGACTGTCGCTGCTATCGCTACTGCTACCGCTGCCGCTACTGCTGCCGCTGCCGTTACTGGCTACGGTGGTATCGGCAGCGGTGGCGGGGGGGGTTGTTTCGCCTTCCCAAATGATGAGGCTCGGATCGCCGATTTCATGCGATCCGATCAAGCATATCCCTACACCACCACCCTCGACGGTGTCCTCTACACCATCACCCTCGACGGTGTCCTGGCTGACAGGACCATGGTTGACGACAGTCAACCGCTGTACCCCGGTGCGGTCCGCTGCACACCACAGTGAATAGCTGTACGACGGGGCGATCCGCCGCACAACACATCGCATTCCATCGCGTTTCCACAGTTCAACGAACTTTATAATATATTAAACTGCCTTAGCAATTAGTTTCTGTAATATTTTATATTCCTTGTCAGATGTAGCATTTACTTTCCGGAAACAGAAACTAGTATTAAAGAAACTAAAATTTCGTTCGGCTTCAGATAATTCGCCTATTTTCACCTTAGTCTCTTTATCACTCTTATAATCATTATAATATTCACCGAAATCCTTATATTCAACTAGTTCAAATCCATAATCACCAATCAAATCCTCTAAATATTTCAAATTAATAAGATATTCTATATGTGTATCTCCAATACTCTTAATATATACCTGTATCTTTTGACCCAGTAACGACTTACCCTTATTTGATTCAAATGTACGAGTTCTATAATCCTTTGTGATTTTCCATATTACATCGTCTTTAATAGTTCCTTCAAACGACTTGACCTTTTTATCCTTGAAGTAATCGAATATCTTAACCCCGTCAAAACATGTTCCAATAAAATGACCACCGATCATTAAATTATCACTGACATTTTGTAACAACGATCGTAATTTAAGTTCATTCTCGAAATAATAATGAATGCAGAATTGACAACTAACAACATTGAATGTATGTTTTTCTGGCATCCATTCTGTCATCTTTTTACGTTGAAGTTCATTTAATGCTGCCAACTGATCTGGAAAAATGAGTTTCGATGTATCAGCCCACAAGTAATAAACAACCGGTTTAGGTTTAGGATATTTTTTAAAGAAATCCATCGCATAGTCAATACACGGTTTGTCAATATCCATCGACACAACCTCTTTATATCTACCATCGCGCCATTTTGATAAATCGCCCCCCTTTCCACATGCTAGGTCTAATAACCGTCCAGTCATTGCACTCTCTTTACTTAATGTCCCAGGTGCGTATTTAATAATAAGATTCCTCTTTACATATAAATTGTGGAAATTCTGAACAGGAAGACGTTTGTTCGGGTCATAATCTTCTTCAATACATTTATAATATGACGCCGTTGTATTCTTTGCATTTAATTTCTTGTCTTTCAATTCAATTGCTTCTCTGTCAATTATTCCCTCGAATAACATCTCTTCTGTTACAGGATTCTGAATACTTTTCCATATATCATTTGCCGTGTTTTCGAAATTGCCATATACAGACTCTCCGTTTTTATATTGTTGTGTTTTATCATATCTAGACCTAATTGGATTCCAACCAATCTTGTTTTTATCCATACTTTCATAATAAAATTCAACAATAGTATCTGTCAAAATACTATGTCGTGTACCATTTATAGCGTCGTCTACAATAATATCATCGTCATTATCGATGAATAATTTGGATATATTATACTCTGATTGAGACACCTCAATATCTCCAAATGGATTAAACAGTGATTTACCAATGTTTTTAATATATTTCTGCTGTGTTTTATTATATTTATCTTTATTCGCTCCAACATATAATAATGCCGTTTTATATCTATGTGATACATATTCGTTTGTTTGCTGGTTATAAACAGAATAAGACTTAATTATATCAAGTCCTGTTGTGTCATCTTTTTGAATTTCAATAAGAAAATCGACTGAATTATACTTTGGTGGTTTCCACTTGAATAAAGAATGCCATCCACCTCCTTTAATTGGATAGTGGTCATTCAATGGGGTATAAATTAGACCATCTACATTATATCCAAACAACTCCTTCTTTTCCCATAATTCACGTGATACAGAGAATATATCATCTTCTAGTGAAAATTTCATTTCCTTCTTTTTAATAATAAGATTATCAATATCATCAATTACACTATTACTTTTATCATGATCTTTAATAAAAATATTAATATTATGAACTCGTGTTTTATCATCTCCTGGTTTATAGTATATATTTCCTCTAATATCAACTCCCTTACTGAATAACATATCATATATATACAACGCATTATTCTCACTCATATATTCTGCTTCTAATATTGACCCACTCCATTCTTTATTTTCATATCCAATAAAATTAACATTCATATTAATATCAAGTAAATACATCCTTCCTGCTAAATCATTTGTTCCAACAATTAATAATTTACGTTGTCCATCTGCTTTTGGGGTTACTGCATATGGAGATATAATATTTACGTTATGTTCTGATTTAAGAAGGTGTTTTGGATGTAATGTAACTGGACTTGCTGTTATAAATTTACTACGATGTGTATTATTTTCATATAGATTACCATAGTGTTTCTTATCATTTTTATGATTAATTAATTTTTGATATAAATCAACGACCTTGTTTGAGTCAGTGTATTTTGTAATAATACTAAAATCTTGAATAATTGAATATAAAAGACTTATATAATAGATAATTCGTTCAATTAATTTAGTAACATCTTTTATATCCCGATTAATTAGTTCGATTTCAATTTCATAATGCGGCGATTGTTGTAATATGTTAGATTGTTTAAAACTAGTGGCACTGCCTGATTTTACGGCTGTTAAATCAAACCGTATGTTTTCATCGGGGTCTAAAATTGAATATCTGTTCTTCATTCTAAATGTTTTATGAGTGATATTATTTATTTTCTTAACATTCGTCTCTTTTGATAAACCAACACGTAATCCATAATCGTGAATATCATAATTTTCAACGCGTTCTTTTGTAATATACTCACATTTCATATCGTCTGTGATTTTATCTTCAATCCAATATTTCTTAACATTATCTGTACCGGTAATAGTAATTCTTTCATTATTCTTTGTATTCTTAATATCGAGGGTTGTTTCAATTGTATATTTATAACCCAATCCACCATTTTCTGTATTATATGTCAAGTATGACAATAATCTATTAAAAACATCTTGTGTAATATACTGTTCATTAAAGTCTTTATTACAAAGCCGGAATTCTAATTCAATATCGTTGCTTGAATTAAATGTTGTAATAAATCCTTTAATTTTATTAAAATCATTTTCTGTTATTTCCATTATACTATAATACTATTTAATATTTATATTAGTTTATAAATAGTATAGTATAATCTTATACTATATTTATTTTTGTATGTGCTATTTTTCTACAATATTTTGTGGCATTATAATATAAATTATCTAGGTCATCTGGAGATCTTTTAGATATACATTGTTTACAAATATATAATTCATATTTCGAATCAACTACATATATATTACTTGTTTTTTGTAAACACTTATAACAATTAAAAAACCATCCGTTAAACAGAGAATCAGGCTGAGTCATTGCACTTATATTGTATAATATACGATTGTCTTTTGGTAAACTGTAATCGCAATATTCTGGTAATTCTATACTGAGTTGTTTAACATTCGTCGATGGTTTAACATTAATCGGGGATTTAACATTCATATTAGTATATATAATACCAGTCTGTTTATTTTGTTTTGAACAATGTATCATTTTATATAACTTAACCATATAATATAAAATTGATTTAAAATATAGTTAATATTAATTATATACTAATGTTCTCCATTGCAAAACTATCAAATGAACTTGATTCAAACCAAATTAAAATAACAGATGATGTATTAAATAACATAAACTTTAAAAAAGATACATCATTAATCTATAACCAAAAAACAGTAAAAGCATATACAAAACCAGACTATTCTGTTCGAACAACTGATTTACCAGTTAGTATGACAGATAAACTGGTGGTTTTAAAAGATTATTATTATAAATTTAATAAATACAACAATTCATTTTTATCGTCTATCTTAAATGCGATTTATCCCAATTTCGAATACCTAACAAATAAGAAAGATATTATTACGTATACTAAACAACAGCTTGGATATGATTTGGGAGACCATCATCGCGCATTCGGTTATTCTCGTAAACGTATTTTTAAGAGAGATAAAATGCAGAAATATCTATTGGATAAATATGATATCGATGATGTTAAATATGATATGATTAAAAAATATATTGTTGACTATTTCAATATCAATGTTGTTATTATTGATAAAATGGCAATCACAGAACTTATCTTTTCACAACAAGATAATGATATGTTTATAAAATATAGACCAACTGTTATACTATATCATAATGATAATAGATATAGTCCTGTTTATAATAAAAAACAAGATGATAGTTTATACATGTATTCACAATATGAAGAGTTATTAAATAAACTAGTTGATAATGTGGATAATATATATAAGAATTCAGTAGTTAAAAAAGATAAATTAAATATATATACGTGTGAACAAGAATCAACTATTAAAGACGAACCAGTTGTTAAAGACGAACCAGTTGTTAAAGACGAACCAGTTGTTAAAGACGAACCAGTTGTTAAAGACGAACCAGTTGTTAAAGACGAACCAGTTGTTAGTGAATGTTCGACAACCGATATTAATTTATTGAAGAAAATTATGTCAAAACTAAAACTGGTTGAACTGGTTGAATATGCTAATAAATATAATATTGATATTTATAAGACATCCCCTGTAACAGGTAATAAGATTAAAAAGTTGAAGAAAGATTTGGTAGAGGATTTAGATAAGTTATAAATAACGTATTGCGTTAAAACATTTTAATAATAATTTTTTTTTATAATATTTATTAACACGTTGTTTTATATATTTAATTGCCGTTTTATATCCTATATTTCTAATACTACGTTTTTTGTAATAATCAAGTTCAAAATCAAGCGCATGTATTTTGTCAGGTATGTCTATTAATATAGTATCTTTGTTGTATTTTACCATAGATGATTCTATATAATTATCTATAATACTAAATATAAGTGCATTGATATATGTCATAATATTATTGATTTCTCTTTTATTTTTATATAAGTTTAAACATATACCTACTTTTGTATCAATATGTTTAAAATAATCAATTGGATATTGTGCTAATACTGCGCCATCTATTACATAACTTTTATTTATAGAGTCATATACTGGTTCATACAAAATAGGATATGATATAGTTATTCTTAATGCGTCCATTATAATCATATCAGGAGTTGTATCTATATTATAGTAAATAATTTTTGAATTCGATATATCAGATCCAGTTAAGATAAGTGTCATTTTATTGTAATTATATAATTCTCTAAATGTTATATCCCATACTGTTATTTTCTGTAATATACAAGCTTTTAATAATGTTATAATAGATTTACAATCATCTACTCCATACTTAGTTATTATATTTGCTGCTTTAATATGTCGATATTCGGTTAAGTTTATTTTCAAAAAGATATCGTTCATTTCATACGCCCTATAACCAATACATAACAGTGTTGCTATTATACCGCCAACCGACGAACCAATAATATGTGTGATTCTATTAAATCGTATGGTTTTATCGAGTGCTTCCAACGCACCAAGTAATACACATCCTTTAACACCGCCCCCACAAATTGCTAGATGTGTTATCATTATATAGTAAATGAGTTTGTTTTTTATATGATTATACGTGGTATGTAAATAATGAATGTTTGTATATTTATATAAAATCACTATATACCTCTTCAATATGTTTGTCTAATTCTTTACTTTTATGTTTATCGTTGGTTTCCTTATTTATTGAATCGACTTGTTCTTTCAATGCTGTAATATATGATTTGCACAAATGGTCCATTGGATTCCATCTATTATATAAATAATATGATATCGTATTTGTTTTACCATAATCAGTCCATTTATCATTCATATATAATAGATTATATCCTACATGATAGTAATAGAACGCCGGAAATGATGTTACAATGTCCCGTTTATAACATACTCTGTATAATTTTAAGTTCGACGTACTATTAAAATCAGTCTTGAATGCTAAATTACCAACACGAGGAGATGCAAGAGCAACAACGGTTATTTTAGTTTTTGGTAATTCTTTCGCGAGAAGATATGATATTAATGTACTAGTTACTGACCCCATCGAATGCCCTGATAAACATATATCCCAGTCTGGATTTTTATTTATTAACTCTTTCATATAATTAATAATATCAATATGTATATTATCGGTTGTAATCATCTTATAAAACCCACTATGAACCCGTATTTTACTATATTTTTCACGATTAACAATATTGTCATCGAATAATCCGGCTATGGTAGTTTTCCATACAAACATATTGTATGTCCAATCTTTCAAACTCTCAGACCCACGCACAACTATTGTGAACCGTTTCTTATGCGTGTTTTTTCCAACAACACATTGAAAATCAGCTGAATTTGTGAAATAATGAAGTATCTCACCTTGTGGATATTTTAATTTCAAGTCAGTTAAAAGTTTCTTATCATATACATCTAGGTTATCGTTTTCCGACTCATTTTTAAAGAATTCATTAAGATTATCTAATTTGTCAACTTTCCAATATTTCATATAATCATAAACCAAATACGCTAGATAACTCATCTCATACATAGTTGTCCAATCTGTGTTTTCATTTTGCCACTTTTCCATATATTATATTATAGTATTTTAATTTATAAACCGCCGAATATAATTACACCCCAACTAAACACTGAACTGCAATAACAAGTATTAATGCTTCGTTATATTGTAATTCTCTGAAATTAATAATATTATTAGGAGAATTTCCAAGTGTTTGAATAAACTTTGGCATTAACATATTATATCCCATACATACAATTGCTGTTCGAACTAAAAGAACAATTATTACAATTAATAACATAACAAATATATTAACAGACTTGTGTTTGCAATTTTTAGTTAGTGTTTGTCCACCGTATTGAACTAATTTATTGAATGACATATATTATATTGTAGATAATAAAAATGGCAGATAATAAAAATGGTAGATAATAAAAATGGCAGATAATAAAAATTATAATAGTATATAATATATATGTCTGGTTGTAATTATAAAAACCCAACCTGTAATACTTGTAATATTAAAATCCGAACACTAGAATGTAATCCAGGTGATAGAAATTTATGGACGCAACAATTACAACTTAACGAATACGGTGATAACAACGAAGTTGTTAAATCTAATATAGTTAATGGATGCTGGGAATGTAATTATGACGATTTATATGAAGAGAATAGTTATTTATGTAGGCGAAGTCTATATCAAGGGGAAGAACAAAACCCCCATAATTACGTGACCAATGTTAATTTAAATTCTTGTTTATTAAATATAAATAAACCATTGTCTAGGCATTTACCACAAAGAGCAGTAAGAAAACATCCAGACAAAATGTGTTAAGTTAAAATATATTTAATGACATACTATATAATGAATATTATAACAAACATTATTAATATGACGAAACATTATGTAACATATTCAAAACAAAATACAGTTCGACATGTTGATAATGATTTTGTAAAAATATATAATAATATCACGTTTTCAAAAATATTATTTACATCGAAACATTCTACTGTATATACAGATATAGATAATATATATGTATTAAAAGAGTATAATCCATACGTAAATAATCACGATTATATAAAAGATGAAATTAAAATATTAAAAGATTTATCGACTCATAATAATTCTAACATTATAAATCTAATAATGGTATCGAGCGAAGACGATATATACAAATTATTGTTTGATAGACACGGGTGTGATTTATTAGAATATATTACCTTATCACCGCCGACAATTCAACAATTAAATTTAATTATAATAGAATTATTTACAACTGTTTCTTTCATTCACTCTCTTAATATAGCACACAATGATATAAAATGTGAAAATATTCTTATAAAAGACGGTCATATTAAACTATGTGATTTTGGATATTCGTCTTATATGAGTGACGAGTATAAGATATATAAACGCAGAGGAACACCTCATTATATATCACCTGATTTTTTTTATAATAATGTTGCAGATGGTAGATTAAATGATTTATGGGCTGTTGGTATTGTTATATGTGTAGTAATATATAATATACCATTTAAAAAATCAACAGATGTAATAATGACATATGACACCGACCCATATTTCTGGGCTAATTTCAATATAGAATTTAATAAGTATTATTTTGAAAATAAAAAAGATAAATGTACATATAGATTTCAACTACAAATTTTATTGAAAATCCTTTTAATTAAAGATGAAAACGAAAGATATGAAATGATTAAATCATATGATACTACTCAATCTAATAATTTGTGCGATATATTAATAAATAACCATTTATTTTTTACATTAATTAACAAGAACTAAACTATACTCTGCAGGTAATCCTTGTTTACCTGAAAGCATTGCCCTCATTAAATTGTTTTTGATATAGGTATTATCGACACGTTGATTAAAATATGCCACCTGTTCTCCTTTTTTGTTTACGATTTTGTACCGAGGGCAGAACATTCTATTATTGACTACGTAGTGAAGATGTAATTTAAGCGTTTTATTAATTTTAACGGCAATTGTTAAAACTTTATTATATTGGGATACCCGGTATGTTAAAAAATAAAATAAATCTGCCTTATCATTAAATCCTATACATTTATCGGTCATATTAGACTCCCATGGTATAATTGTAGAGCAACCAATTCTTGTATCTGATCTATAACTCATTGCTACTTTCAAAACTTGTGCGAAATTAATAATTTTATTTCGTAGTTCTACATCATTGAGTAATGTTACTTCTAACATTTTTGGACTATCAACCATTGATGAGAGGATTTTAGGAACAATATTTTTATCAACTTCAACAACTCTTAAAAAATTACTTATTGACGCAGATGACATTATATATTATATAATATATAATATTATATATAAGCGGTTAATTAATTGTAATATATAATTATGTAGGATATTACACTTATAAATTTTAGATTAATTTATCACTCGATAGAATTGTAATATTTCTAGGTAAACACTGATACAATAAGTTTTAATAGTTTTTCATTACATCTAATGTTACACTAACTATATATCTAAATAATGATTTATATTGCTGATTATTAACTATTTTAACATGTGAGTTTTCATTAAATATATATAAATATAAATTGAATTGTTGATCAGGTGATAAATACCCATCCTTGATTGTTCCGTTACTATTATTGTGACTATGTTTTACTTTTAAAAAACAGACATCCTTTTGCCTAACTATTGCCTCAAATGCAAAACGTAATCTATATGCAATATGTAATATTTTGTGAGCAACTGAATTATATATCGTTAAATTGTTTTTATTATCAAGGTAGTCTTCATTTATATATGTATAAATATCTTCATAACTACCTGATATATTATTCATTATATATGTTTCAACTATATCGTTATCTAATTTTTGTATATCTTGAATAGTTTTATTATCTTTATAACGCATATGATGTGCTAAAAAATAAACAGATTGATGTTCCATATATTATATATTAATATAATATTAACAGATTACTGTTAAAGTAATGTTAAATGGAATGTTGGTATAGTAAGATTATTATAAATAAGATTATTAAAATCTTAATAGTCTACTAAATTAATAGTCTAGTATTAAACTGTCGGTGCATAATTACCTTTTTTCATAATGGTGAAATGGTTTCTACACCAAGGACAAGGAACTTGTTTGTCGATGATTTTGACGGCACAGTCATAACAACACCCGTGTCCACATTCGAATGCCACAAAATGATGTGTTGTATTATCATAACATAACGAACAATTGTTAGTGTTGTAGTCTACCAATGAATCTCCAATCAAATCGTCATCAATTAGAACCATCGAATCCCGTTGAATAATCGTAATGCCTTTAATAAGTTCTACTTTTTCAAATTTGGTGATAAGAGGTGTATTTATGACGGGGGTGGTTGTTTCTCGTTCAATATATTCTGGTTTGATTTGTGGTTTCGTTTGGTGAATAACATCAGTCTTGAATTGGTCAAGTGTTGAATGCGAGTGACTCGTTTTAACTTTTGTTGACCCGGTAATAAGATCCTTCCATTCCGAACCACCAAAATATGTTGTTCTACAAGGGTGTGTGCCGATAATATAACCGACAACACCGCCTTTACGATTAGATGGCAATTGAGGGAAGAAGAAAATTAATTTCTTAAAGACGTAATAGCAACTCAACCATCGGCAACATTCGGTGCTTGAACAGCATTTACAGCAGTCACATTCACAGGAACCACAATTTCCGTAGTAATACGGATAGTTGTAATAATAGTAATTGTTGGTAATACTACCAGTCGACGTTGTTGTAGTATTCGACATTGTTCCACCATACGGGGTGCAACAGCAATCACATGAACTAGAACTATTTGAATCACCGTTTACCATGAAAAAGCACATAATGACTATACAAATAAGTCCAATTACGACCCACAAAATGAATGAACACAATGTGAAAAATGACAACCATAGCAATCCAAGAAATGAGTAAGTCCATGCAATTGTAGATACATAGAAAATCAACCACGCGAATTCATCACGAATTGTTTCATAAATACAGGTCACTGATAACTCGCGGTATGGTGGTTCAAATACACAAGATCCTTGGCAATAATAATGATTGCCAGTTCTCCTATATCCAAACCAATTGCTCATTGGGTTCCGTGGTCCGTGGTTACAGTGTGTTCTTTTTTGCCCGAATAAGGTAAGAAACAACACAATCCATGGGTTAAACAGGTATTTGATTGACACCGTAATTGCTGCATAGATATAGTATGTAAATTCATACGATACCGTATACAGAAAATTCTGGCATCTTGCCCCTCCATGGTCATATGACATATGAGAAAACCCACATGCACAATTCCAATCTTTTTTGGGACAACTAGCACTCGATAGTCCAAGCAAATCCTGACATTGTGTGTCGGATTTACATTGGAATTGTGAACACGTTCCTTCAAAATATGCGATTGTGTCAGTAATTCCAGCTGTTGTCCAGTCTTTTTCACAAACACATACGTTCGTATCAATCGAAAAATTTCCGTGAGAACCACAGTCTTTGATGCATACATCATCGGTCAACGTAGCACCGATTGAACATGTACAATGTCCATGCGAATTAATGCTACCGTATCGGCATTCTACCCCCATCGCAACCAAAGGAAGCGAAAAGAGAAGAGACGTCAAAAGAATTTTGATGGTCATATTGAATGTGATTATTATGAATATATTATTATTTCGAATTTTATATATAAGCTATACACTTATTAATTATAAATAAACAATTTAAATATATAAATTATATATTATACTATATATATATGAAATGTCCTCTTAGTCAATTCAAAAATATATTTGGTAAACCAGGTGAAGGAGTTCATGGTATTCGATTTCTAGATACAGCACTTATTGATTATATTTTAACTATTGTATTGGCGATTATAACAACATTGGCAACTAAAATGCCATTAGTATTAACAACTGTTATGTGGTTTGTAATTAGCATATTATTACACTTACTATTTGGTGTACAAACCGCAACACTTACATATTTAGGAATAAACTGTAAGTAATTATTAAATTATTTTAGGTTTAGACGACTTAGGTTTAGACGACTTAGGTTTAGACGACTTAGATTTAGACGACTTAGGTTTAGACGACTTAGATTTAGACGACTTAGGTTTAGACGAATTGAGTTTAGAGTTAGACGAATTGAGTTTAGAGTTAGACGAATTGAGTTTAGAGTTAGACGAATTGAGTTTAGGTTTAGACGAATTGAGTTTAGGTTTAGACGGTTTATATTTGGACGTTGGTTGTTTAACAATCGGTATAATAGATGGGTAATTATAAGACGATTGATTTGTTGGTTGTGGAATATAAAATATATGTTGGCTATTATTTAATAAATTCTTATAATTAACATCTATTTGTACTAATGGTAGTATTTCAGACTGATTTATATTTTTAATATTGAAGATATAGAACATCATTTTTTCATTTGTTTTAAGTCCTTCTTTATTTTTGTTATACGAGTTCCAAGTATAATTAAATGGAATGTCAGTCGTTGCTATTTCCTTTTTCTCTTTTAATTCTAAAACACATCCCCGGGGCAATAATAATTCAAACTCGGACATATTTAATGTCTCCGCTTTAATCGATTTTTTAACAGAATTCCATATAAGATAAAATAATGGCGTGTCTTTTTTTATATTAATAATCATTATATGTCTACTAATTGCTTTTGATGGTTTGAATCCGGTAAATTGATGAGCAGTTTGGACAGATAATGATGTAGACATATAATTATCAAATGTTATCGTTTCATCGTTCTTCATCTTAGTTATATGTTTTAGTTTATCGTTTAATTGAATCCCTCTATAAACAATACAATCTTCTTTTGTTCTGTAACTGTCTATTAATTTGTCAATTGTATTTATCTTATTCGTAATATTATTATATGATTCGTCAACAAGATTCGAAATACTTATAGGATTGGATGGTGTAGTAAGTATCAATGACTTATTATATAGGAATTCATTTATTTGTTGATATCCAATTCCTTTATAATTGGATAAACATTCTGTTTCTTCAGGTGATAATCTTTTATATATTTTCTCAAACTCCTTACGAATTGGATTTGTTTTGTTAATACTATTTTGTAATATAGCCGCGCTAATATGCTTACTTTTAATAAATAATTCAAGTGATGACATTATATAGTATATATTTAGATATTATAATATATCTATTATAAACTCTATTTACGCATCCTTTTCATTTCAGGATAACACGACTCGCATATTCCGGTTTTTTTGTTTTTACAACGACAATTACGTTTATTGTTACATTTTAACTCACCCTTCTCCATCCAACAACATATAGTAGGACTAAATGCAGGTGTTAAGTGTGGTTTATTACACTTATAGCGTTCTTTATTTAAAAAAGGACGACGTTTTCTATTATTTCTGAATCCTTCATGTGATTTAGTTATATATATGATAACTAAAAATATAATACAACTTGATATAATCCCTATATTATAATATAACTTTTTTATACGTGGTGTCATTTATATAATATATATGATAAAATAAATTGTATGATAAAATAAATTGTATGATAAAATAAATTGTATGATAAAATAAATTGTATGATAAAATAAATTGTATGATAAAATATCATATAATTAATTGATTATAATAAGGTAAAAAACCCGACTAGTACCGGGTTCCTAGGTTAGTAACCATTTCGCCGAGTTGGCCTTGGATCTTGTCGTAATATTCGTGGTTTTTGTCAACCACATGCATTGACGCCTCCAGAATTTCTCGAGTAATTGGAATGAGACGACGGTGCCCGACACGAGAAATAGTGATTCTCTTGCGATCTTTCGATTCTGCTTTACACACATTGCGAATTATATCACCGTCGGAGTTCGTGATGTCGAATTGATACTTGTTTGCATCTCGCAGACAATAACGATTGAATGCTTCTGCCATCTTCTCATCTCCGGGGGGAAACGTATGGATATCAAGACGAGACTTACATGGTTTCCACGGACGGTCCTTGTCTAGTCTGTATTCCATTGTATCTTCATACGGAGACATGTCGAAATCGTCGTCATTGCACGAGTAGCATGTTTCACATTCGATACAACAGTCAAATTTGTAGGGAGTCAGTTGTGACCGGAAGTGTTGAGTTCTAACTGCGTTGCTAACCCGAACGATCAATCCATGTTTACGAAGTTCGACCACGATTGAGCGGAGTGATTCTTTCGTTAGAAAATTAGTCCCGCAACTGAACTGAAAACAGCCCGAACGCTGGTACAGTGTATCGAGACGAATGTTGCCAAGCACACTTGCCAATAATGAACTTGGTTCGATTAGTCGATCCAAAACGAAATAATCCGTATCTGGGTCAATTGGGTGTGCGTCGACAATTTCTGTATCCGGTTCACTTGTTACGAAAACACTGGAATTGGATCCAATAAAACCACGTTGACGTAAGTCGCCGATAGTATTGACATTTTCGTCGATTTCCATCAACGACCCGGTCATGTTGTGAAAGGGCATGTTGTTTTCAATACATTAAATATATAATTATTTCGAATTTTTTAAAATATACATATTTGACATTGCATCAATTTAATTTCCTAATGGACACGTCGACGACGTGTATATACCATTTTGTAACCGTTGTTGAACAATCGATGCCGTGTGAACTTGTAATTGTGGACCCGGGACTGGAACTACTACATTACACGAATTCGGTTCACCCGGACACGGTGAACCACATTTGTCATTTATTAAACAACACCCTTTATTACCACACAACTCTTCGATTGATTGAGTGTATGAATTCTTATTATCATTTCCTATATTAGTATTAAGAGTGGCATATTTATCTATATCGGTTGCTGAACTGTTGGTATTATTATGAGGTATTTCATTTGAATATTCGCTATTTTGAATAATATTCATAAGTCCGCTATTCGATAATTTGTTCTCATCATGTCTAATATAATCCGGGAGGTTGGATACGTCTGCCGAATTATTGACTTGTTTGTCTAAGAAATGTTCTGTATTTTCAACACTATTATTAAATCTATGATCCAATCTAACATTTTCACCACCATTACTAGAATCAATCATATATTTATTAGGATGAAGACTAAGAGCATCACATTTAAGTTCAGCTGTTTTCAATTTATCTTGTGATATGGTTGCCCGAACAGATATATCAATTATAAATAGGATCAATAAACATACTACGAATGGTATAAAAGCATGTGCTACATATCGATTGGTTATTGATTTAACATCTTTTAAAACAACAGAGACAATAATTGCTATTAAAATAGAAATAGGAAACCGAAGCCGAAATGCTACATTCTCATTCATTATGGCGTATTTCATATTAAGTTTACAGTTGCGTGAAACATTCATATAATATCATATTAGATAATAATTATATAAACATAATAATTATTCATCATCTTCGTTGTTATTATTATTATTGTTATTATTATTGTTATTATTATTATTATTATTATTATTGTTATTATTATTATTATTGTTATTATTGTTATAATTTTTATTGCCCCGTTTTTTATTATTTGATTTACTATTATTTGTTGTTTGGTCGAAATTACGATTGTATAATAATATAATAAATATAATCAATACTGCAAATAACGGAGGGAATATTTGTAAATACTGCATTTTATTAATACCACCTAATGTTTTAGCGGAAATATATGTATTAAATTGCTTTGATTCTCTTGTTAATCCGGGCATTGCTGTATTTATTATCATTAAGATTAACCAAGTTACTAATAATGGTATAAAAAAAAATTTTATAATAGGATGTGTAGTCGGTGCTTTCCGCTCTACCAAATATGCTGCACCTAGACCGCAAATAACAGAAAACACATATTCAGCATTGAATTCTGTATTTTCATTTGACATATTATACTTTTAAATAGATAAAAATAAATACTAATTAGCAAATACTAATGAACCAATACCTGCCATTATTCTAAAAACATTATAATTAATTGCAAATAAATATAATGTGAATTTCTGCGTGGCTACATTTTTTAACTGTCCTATTTGAATTGCCAGTTGAACATTCTTCAATCTAGACATATTACAAGTCCCAGATGGTTGATCATCTTCCGGGTGTAATGCGAACGAATACATGTATGTTCCGGGTAATCCAGTATTACTGTGATATTTATATGCCTGTAAATGTGAAAAGAAGTTATGGTCTTGTTCACCAAATCTATCTACTCCATTAAATACTAATTTAGCACTACGTAAAATATCTACATAATTCAATGACGTATTTCCTTGTATTACATCTGGATTTTGATTATCTATAATACTTGTATTATGTTGTAATACTTTTAATACATGATTAATAACATTATCTGTTGTGTGTTCATCTGTTGTAGTATTTTTTAATATACCTGACATTGAAGGTGTGCCAATATTGAGTAAGTATTTGTTATCTAAAATATGTGTTGAAACATCTTTGATAAACTTATATGACGAGAATGTATTTGAATCAATTAATATATAATTATCCCAATCATTAGTATCCTGTACTTCTGGTCGTTGTAATACCCATACTAATTCTTTTACAGGATGATTAAATGTTGATATATTTATATAATTTGTTCTAGGCATATTAGTGCCACTACCTTTTAGACCGTCTTCGATTCTAGACTGAGTTTGCGTAATTAAGTATTCGTGTGTATTTTGAGCAAACCGAACACGTTCATCATCAGATAAATAAATATAATTCATCAATAAATAACTATTTTGTTTCCACCCAGTAACATATCTGTCTAATATATTAACTTGACTATAATTATATTCATTATTTTCTAATCTACCCGTCAATAATTGTCTTAAATATGTGTTATATATACTATTTTGTTCAATATAATTATTCGCTTTATTCAATGACGCATCATAATCCGGGTTATTTGATGTATCAAAGAAGTACGCAGGTGATTGTTGCGGTAATCCAATTCGAACAACATGAGATAATGGATTAAATTCAACTGTTATAACTACAGTCGTATATTGTAATGCAATAAGTGGAATTGCTAATCCCGGATTTTTACAAAACCAAAATGGTAGGGGTATATAAAGTTTCTTGGCAGGAGCAAGTAATATATGTTCGTTAATAGCACTTGAGTCAGAACTATTAACAATTGATTCTGATAAAGGAGTTGTATACGAACCACTAAATGTATCACAACTCGTTATATTACGATATGCTCTAAGTTTACCATCTGGTAATGTTAGTTCATTCCATATAGAAAGCCATCTGCCATATTGTTTATCGATAGTTAATCCACCAATACTAATACTAACCGTGTTAATTAGATTATTACCTATATTTTTAACAAATGATATTGGTTCGGTTAATGGAATATTTTGTAATAGAGTTTTGTTATTAATATTAGCATAAAATTCATTTGCCTGTTCGACATCAGTTTTATGTGTAAAAAGAGCAGGGAGTGAATATACAATATACCCGTCATATAACAGATCGGCATTGCGTCCTATTTTACAATGGCATGTTGTTGAACTGGTTTGTGTGAATTGTGGCAATCGGTCGAAAGCGAGTTCAATATATTCCATTGAAAAGTTGGAATATCTTCTATATACATACTTGAAAAATGTAATATCTGGATTACCAGTTAAATATAAGTCCTGTGCTCCATATGCGGTCAATTGCATAATCCCACCAGGCATAATAATATATAGTATTATAATATTTTGTTTATGGTTGTTTAATAGTTAATGTTTATTCGTCTATCTTTACAGCAACATATATAATAAATATTATATTACTATAATATATATGTTACCTATATTACAAAACAATAGTTCGCGGCAAAAAATATATAATGAGTGGGTAAAAAAATCACATCAATACTTTTCTAAATGTAAGGATGAAGATTTCTTTTCAGATAAAATGCAGCACCTTTATTTTTATTGTGAAGTAAATGATGATACAGTAGGAAGACTAACCCACGAATTACAAGAAGCATCTAAGACGACAATGGTTAATGGAGTTCAACAAACACCAAAACCAATATGCTTACATTTAAATTCAGCAGGTGGTAGTGTAGCAAGTGAAAATTTATTTGATGTGATGATTAAAACTCAAAGAGTTCCATTTTGTGTTATTACAGAAAACACAACTGCATCAGCAGCAACAATGATATCTTTATTAGCACCATATAGACTAATGATAGAACATTCAGAATATCTAATACATGATATGGCGGGTGGTTCATACGGGAAAACATCAAATGTAATTCAATCACAACATCAATATTTACAACAGTGGATATCCACATATTTACCACTTATAAAAGAACGGACAAAATTAACAGATGAGGAAATAGATATGTATATAAAAAGAGATATATTATTAGACGATAAATACTGTAAGAGAAAAGGTATAATAGACAGGATTCTTAAAATCCCTAAAATAAACACACCCGATAAATATAACGATAAAAATAAATATAGCAATGTTCATTTAAGTCTATCGAATTTATTGAAAAAAACAAATTTAAATCATATGTATATTGACGCTACTGATATAAAAACAGAATCATTATCTTTTACACACAATGATGTTCATAGTATATCAAATGTTAGAAGTCTAAATGATTTATGTATTGTATTAGATAAATTATTTCTAAATGATATTAAAAGTATAAATAAAAAACAATTAATATTACATTTCCTACCGGACGAGTCTGAATACAGTAATCCCCTAGATGTAATAAGTTTATCTTATAGACTTGCGTTATTACAAAAACAAATACCAGTTATAGCATTTATAGAAGGATTCCAGTCATTGGGTCAGTTAGGATTAATATTAATGTGTCCGATTAGAATTATGATAACTCCAAGTATAATATCTAGTTATTATACTTTTTCATGGGCCACCGGTTCACAAGGATGTGGGGAAAAAACAATAGATGTTATAAAAAATGCACAATTTATGATGAAACAAATAAAATTATTATTAAAAAAACACAGCGATTTGCCCAATATATTCTATACAGAATTAGATAAAGAGATAATAACATTAAAACCAGAGGATTTACTACGGTATAATGTGATACATTTATCCCTACAACAGAATAACAAACAACTGACCACTGCTAATATTGTTAAATACCTAAATCTAAATAAAATGACAGGAGTTTATAAGAATACTAAAACAAAGGCAAAAACAATTCCTATATCTAATCGGGTTAAATCTAAAAGAAAATAACATAAAAACACCTTAATATTAACTATATACTATGTCTATTGAAGAATTAAATTATGAAACTAATGCGGAAACTAATGTGGAAACTAATGTGGAAACTACCGTGGAAACTGACGTGAATACTACGTTGGAAACTGGTGTGAGATCCAAAGTGAATGTTAATATGATTACCGCATTTTGTACAAATAGGGGGATTGGTAATAATAATACCATTCCATGGCGGTTGAAAGCAGACCTTCAGCGATTTAAAGAATTGACAATTGGGGTGAATAAAATGAATGTCGTTATTATGGGGCGGAAAACATATGAATCACTCCCTCAAAGTGTTCGTCCATTGTCGTCTCGTATTAATGTTGTATTAACAACACGTGACGAAGAATTAAATGAAGAAAACCGAACATTCGCCAAATACAGTAATCTGGTATATGTGAAGAATTATCACAATCTATCTAATTGGATTAAATTAAATAGCGGACATATTAACGATATTTTCGTAATCGGCGGGGCACAGATTTATAATGATTTCTTGAATAATGGAGAATGCAACAAATATTTCACAACGACCACCTTATATATTACGAAAATTAATGAGAAATTTGAATGTGATTGTAAATTCACACGACTCCCATCTACATACGCAATTACTGATAGTTCCAACATTATGGGTGAATATAATGATAAAACGGACAAGACACTCGAATATTATTATATGACATATACATTGAATTCCGATAAACAACACGATGAGTTGAATTATTTGAACACTCTCAGAGATGTCATCTCTAATGCGAAAGAACGCGATGATAGAACAGGCAATGGTACAATTTCGCATTTTGGTTGTCACGCTAGATATGACTTATCCAAATCATTTCCGCTATTGACAACTAAGCGAGTATACTGGAAGGGAATTGTTGAGGAGTTGTTATGGTTCTTGAAGGGTGATACGAATGCCCAGAATCTAATTGACAAAAACGTTCATATCTGGGATTTGAACACAACACGGGAGTTCCTTGATAATGCGGGACTTACTCATTTGAAAGAGCGTGATGGTGGACCAATCTATGGATTTAACTTCCGCCATTTCGGTGCTAGTTATGTGGATTGTGACACTAATTATGAGGGACAAGGGGTTGACCAAGTCAAAGAAGTTCTCCGGATGATTAAGGAAGACCCCCATAGTAGGCGTATTATCATTAATCTATGGAATCCGAGTGATTTGAAGAAAGTATGTCTTCCTGCTTGTCATACACTATATCAGTTTTATGTAGATGGTGACAATTTGTCATGTTCACTATACCAGCGGTCGGGCGACCTAGGACTGGGCGTCCCGTTTAATATCGCATCGGCAAGTCTGATGACGCATATCTTTGCTCATTTGAGTGGAAAGAAGGCACATGAACTGGTTCATACAATTGGAGACGCCCATATTTATAAGAATCATATCACCGCAATTGAAGAACAGTTAACGAGAACCCCTACACCATTCCCTGTGTTGAAGATTACAGATAGAGACCAAAAAGAGGTTGAAGATTATGTATATGATGATTTTGTTATAATGGGATATGAACCCCTACCGACCATCAAGATGGACATGGCTGTATAGTCTATACGCGCTTGCTCGCTGATTTCAACGCGGCAGCATGGAGGGATGCTATGATGGCGGTCTTGAGTGCGTCAGTTGCAGTGAGGGCTGCGGTGGTGGCAGCGAGGGCTGCTTCAGTGGCGATGGTGGCTGCGGTTGCGGCGGCGTCGGCGGCGACGACGGTAGCGACTGCGACGACGGTGACCGCTTTTCTACGGCAACCGTGGCACTGCGCGTTTTCAGGTTTCCCAAAAAACAGGTGCAACGAATGGTAGTTGCAGTAGCATATCGCACATACATGCGAATACCGAAGGTTCTTCCACTTTGCGTACTCATCCGCATTGATGTGGAAATCACATTCGAAGCAGAGCTCCCGTTCGGGAGCTTTTCCCTCGAACACATCCGGTGTCTTACAACATAGGCACCTGATCCCTATATCTCTAGAGAACGGACGCGGGCGGCGACCCTTACGACGACCCTTACGACGACCCATTGAGTTAGATGTTAGACCAAATGGTTTGGTATCTTATAATACTTCCCGTCAATTTTTTTAACAACAATATAAAACTATACTACGTATATACATATACATATACATAGTATAACATTTCACTAAAACAACTTTTACACTAAATATGACACTAATTGATTATTATTTAGACAAACAAACCGAATATGAACGGAAATATGGTGGTAAAACACTTGTTCTTATGGAGGTTGGTAGTTTCTTCGAATTCTATGGAGTTGCCAACGACAATGAGAAAATAGGCGATATTAAGAACGTATGTGAGTTACTTAATATACAGATGACGAGGAGGAATAAAGCAGTTCTTGAAAATAGTAGAACAAACGCACTTATGGCGGGATTTCCAACACATAGTATGCAGCGGTTTGTTGACGTGTTGCTTAATAACTCATATACAATTGTTTTAATTGAACAAACAACACCACCACCCAATCCAAAAAGAGATATTACCAAGATTTACAGCCCCGGGACGTATATTGATAATGTGACAACAAACGATGCTAATTATATTGTATCAGTGCTTATAACAGAGGAAAAATGTTATAAATCCGGAATTAAACAATATATTATTGGTCTTAGTGCGATTGACTTAACAACAGGGAAGAATACAATTTACCATCTTTATTCTAAAATATCAGATGATAGTCAAATGATATTCGAAGAGATGTATAGATTCATCGAATCTTTTTCACCAAAGGAGATTATCACATGTATTCAACTATGTGATACGAATTCATCACACCCCACATCACATACTATATCGCAATTTTCAAAATATATTAGTTCAAATTCTCGCAAGATTCATAATATAAACGCGAAGGATATAGTACATCATTATAAAATCCAGTATCAAAATGAATTTCTTAATAAGATTTTCACAGAGACAAATAGCATGACCCCGATTGAATATCTTAATATGGAAACGATGTCTGTGACAACTGTCTCATATATAACACTCCTTCAATTTGCGTATGAACATGATACCCTGATTATTGAAAAGATTGAACGACCTAATATATGGACATCAAATTCCCACTTGACATTGTATAATAATGCTATATATCAATTAAATGTAGTTGAATATAAACGAGAAAAAGAGAATAGTAAATATAATTCATTATTTGATGTTATTAACAAAACAAACACATCAATGGGGATGCGGTTATTGAAATATAATCTACTTAATCCTATTATTAATGCTGATGAACTCACTAAAAGGTATGATATGATTGACTATTTCGTCAAACACCAGTTACACACCCCTATAACGACACAGTTAAAGGATATTGTTGATATTGAAAGACTTCATCGTAAAATAGCACTTAGTACATTACACCCTGCCGAATTCGCGGGACTTGTATTATCTTATAACAATATTAAAACGATTGTTAATATATTAACTCTCCCTCAAACACCCCCTAAGACTCAAACACCCCATAAGACTCACGTAACTAATATATTCAATATTGACCCCAGTATTATTGTTACATTTAATGATTATATGGTGGAATACAATAGTATTTTCATTATTGATGAATTGTCGAAAAACACACTTATCAATATTGTATCGTCATTCTTTAAAGAAGGTGTATATAAAACTGTTGATACATTGAATGAGAAACTGATTAATTATAATAAGAAGTTAACCGAAATTGCTGCGTTTTTATCAACTCATTTAGACGGGAATAACTCAGTTAAGGTTGAGAATACAGAAAAAGAGGGATATTATCTGGTATTAACTAAGAAACGATTTGAGACACTTAAAAAGAAATACAATAATACTAGTTTATATAATTCAAGAGTGCTTTCTAATAATGTTAAATTAACATCAGTTGAAGTTGATAAATTGTCAAATAGTATTATATCAACTCGTGAAAAATTGAAACTTGAAGTCCGGAGGAGTTATATTGAAACACTGACACGTCTTTATTCTAAATATACACCAATGTTAAAATATATCGCATCATTAATAGCAGAAGTGGATATTATTAATAGTAATACATTATGTTCCATTGAATATAACTACTGTCGACCAATCATTCGTTCATTTGATTGCGAACCAATCAACCAACATAGAAATAACAATCAAAGTTATGTTAAAGCATGTGGTATGAGACATCCTATTATTGAGCGATTACAACAAGATACCGTATATGTTGATAATGATATTGAACTAACCCCCGATAATATGGGTATTATGTTATATGGTGTTAATGGTGTTGGTAAAAGTGTATTAAGTAAAGCAATTGGACTTAATATTATCATGGCTCAGATGGGCATGTTTGTCCCATCAAATAATTTCACATATTACCCCTATACAAAGATATTCACTCGAATTGTAGGAGATGATAACATATTTAAGGGACAATCATCATTTGTAGTTGAAATGAATGAATTACGGTCAATTTTGAAACATTCTGACCAAAATAGTCTTGTTTTAGGAGATGAAATATGTAAAGGAACAGAAGATTTATCGGCAACTGCGATTGTTGCATCGGCAATTAAGAGATTCTCAGTGAATAATGTTAATTTTATATTAGCAACACATTTGCATAAATTATATACACTTGATATTATAACAAAATTAACCAATATTCGATTTATGCACTTGGATATTAAATATGACGAACTATTAAAAGATGTTATATATGGCAGGAAATTAAAGGAAGGTATTGGTGAAAGTATATATGGTATTGAAATTGCTAAATTTATCCTAAATGACAATGATTTCATAAAAATAGCAAACGGTATAA